TGTGAAACCTCCTTTGTGATTACATTATTCTACATTATTTTACAATTCTTAACTTGATTTAACATTTCTTTACAGTAAAATAATGTTTTTTCTTTTTCAGTTATAGGATACATTGTTAGAACTAAAAAGTCAATAGTTAGAACTAAAAAGTTATAAAAAATATCTTCGAGGTTATACGCGTGACATTTCTTTACAGTAAAATAATGTTAAAAATGTTGTAAAAATCCCCTAACATCATAAATGCCAGGGGACTATTTATAGTTGGTTGATTTTTGATTTTATATCGGCAATCCTGCGATCAACCGTCCTAGTCGACACAGATAACCGGGTTGCTATTTCGCTGATAGATTTGCCTTTAGACAACATGTCGAATGTTATCTCTTCGTCCTCCGTGAAATTACTCCTAAGCTTGTAATCATCAAGCTTAGATTGAGTAAGTTTATGTAATTTCACGGATTACATCACGACTCCTTGATTGTCAGTTCCTTTTCATCGGTTCTTTTTAAAACGATTAGCTGCCTATCCAGTTCTGGGATTTTCCAACCGTCTACAGATTCAGAATCGTCAACGATAATCGGAAGAGTAGTGGCATACTTCTTTTGAAAAGCCTTGCAGACATCCATCTCAATCAAGATCCTCGCACCATGGTTGAGGTTTCTAGCGTATGGTTCACCGTTTACACAGAAATCACACGTTTCTTCTAGGTCGCCATTCACAAGCTGTCTGAAAAATTTTACTTGACAGTACTCTAAATACTCGTTTACCTTGCTTTCTAAAAGCTCGTGCTTGCGGATATTGAAGCGTTTCAGCAAGTCGAGTTGTGCCTGCGTATCTGCAATTAGCTGCTCGTTCTTTCGGCGCTCGATGTTAAGCTCTGCAACTCTTGCGTCAATCTTGACATTTATTTCGGTTTTTGCAAGCTCTGCTTTTAGACTAGATAACTGATGCTGAAGGTTATTTTCTTCTGCCTTGAGCTGTGCAAACGTTGCATTTGCAGTATTTGCTTCTAACTGACTTTCAAGTTTTCTGATTTCTGCTGATCTGGTTTTTGCTGTCTCGTCTGGCTCTGCTGGAGGTACAGTGGATATAGCTTTTTTCTGTGCAATTAAATCATCGACAACTCTTGACTTTTTATTGGATTCTTCACGAAGGGTAGAAAGCTCTGCATCTGCAGCATTGAACTTTTCGCGTAAAGCATCAATAACTTCTTTACATTTCATTCCATCGTCTGTGATTTCCTGCAACTTTTCTTCCTTTGATTCTTCAAAATGCTTTCGCATTTCATCCTGCTGATCAGATGGGTATTCACGCTTGCAATACGGGCAAATCAGCAAATTTTCATCAAACTGCATATCTTTATTGCTTTTCCAGTCACTTGAAAGCTTCAAACGCTTAGTTTCAAGATCTCGAATTTCAGAGTCAATCTGGTACAATTCATGTTCCTTGGCGTTTAAATTGTTATTTGATAGGAAAAGTTCTTCCTTTGCTGCCATAATCTGAGCATCTAAATCGGCAATTCTTTTCCTGTTTTCAGCATTAGCGTCATCAGCGGCCTTTAATTGCTCCTGCTTCAACTTATAAATTTGTGCCTGAATTTCACGCTGCTCATCAAATGCCTTTTGCACATCGGCTTGTTTACTCTGGTTATCTTTGATTTTGCTTTCGATATCTGCAATTTGACTGTTTATCAAGCCTTCATCAATGACAATTTTCTGCTTTTCCACCTCATCAATGCGGCTTGGAAACTCTTTGCGAATATCAAGCAGTCCTTTAGTACCATTCCTTCCACGTCTGCCATTCAACATAGTGTTAAATTTTGACTTCAATTCATCAACACTGCCATCATCCAGCAGTGGGAGAAGAGGGGAGAACTCTGGAAAACATTCACAAACCTCTGCATTGGAACACGTTCCAAAGGTGGATTCCAAGATTGATCTGCAGTCAGCAGTACTCTTTGACAAGAGCGTTTTAGCGTTGATCAGGTTCGAAAGTTCGCTCACAGGAACCAATTTTTCTGCAATAAATTCTTCATAGTCGCATTTCTTTTTAGGGATATTATTGATGTAATAGTCAATAACATTACCTATGAAGTCACCTTTTTTATTGTAGTTCTGACGAGAGACCTTTTTAAATGTCTTGCTGGAACCGTTAAGTTCTACGGCCATCTCGGCTGTAACCTCAATATCGTTAATCTCGTTACCTGATTTATCGTGTGGCCTGATTCCAGTGATTTCTTCACCGTTCTCACCCCTACAATTCAGTACCCAAAAAATAGCCCTCTTAACTGTGCTTTTTCCAGATTCATTACATCCAGATACCTCTGTCTTATTGTATAAATCTGTGTCTATAGCTTTTCCGTTGTAAAAACTGCAAAAATTATCTAACTTCAAATGCTTAATTCTCATCGTTTTCCCTCTTTCTTTCGTCATCGGTTTCATTTGCGCTTGATGCAGTACACAAAGCAACTGCAAGCACACCAGTAATTCCGCCAAACAATAACCCTACTATTAAACCAATTAAAAAATCCATATTATTCGCCCTTTCCGCTTACAGAATCTATCTCAAATGAGAATCCGGTTCTATCTTCAAGCTCTTTCATAAAACGTTCAATGTCTCCATTGTACTCTTTTGAGAATTTGTCAACATAGTCCATTGTTTTCTGTATTCGTTTGGCGATTGCCTCGGCCTTCCAATTAGGACAAGTATCTGCCAAAGCAAGCCCAAATGATGTTAATATGATGCTGTATATGTTGTCCACAGCGTCTTTATTTGCCTTTTGGTAGTATTTGTCATAAAGCTTGCGATCAACGTCTCGTGCAATATTTTCTTTTAATAAAGCAATTCTTATGCTTTCTTCTGCACCTGTGATTCGCTGTTCTACGGCTTTGTTTCCTTTTTTTGCTTCTCTTTCAGCCCGTCTCCTTTGTGCTCGTGTCATCTGTGTGCTCCTTCCTATATACTTATTTCAAACTCTGGCAAGCAAGGTTGCTTGCCAGTCGAGCTGATTCCTCGAATCTTTTGAATTTCTTTTTGCTTCGTCAAAACTGTTGCATACGTTCTTAAAAAGTTACTCTGGACCACTGTTTCAAGATCTGTTTGTTCTGTTTTAGCCCATTTTTCCAGATTGCCAGGACTTCCAACAGCTCTTTGAACACATGATGGCAGTTTTTCAAATTCCTCTTCTGCATGATATGTACTATTGGAAGCAGCAGTGCGGACCATAGCCCATGCTTCCAAACCTGTTGGAATTTCTGGTTGGTTTAATAATGCTATTTTTTCAACAATTTGCCCTATTGTTGGGGCGAATCCTTTACTCTCAGTGAGAATATAGGCTCTCAGTGCTGCGTCAACCTGTGCATACGTGTAGTCTGATAGTAGCCTAGCCCAAATTTGAGCGGTAGCATCAATATCTGCGACTTTATAGTTTGGATATGCTACAGTCATCACTAGCATTATTTTTTTTGCATCATTCTCAGTCATCGGATATACTGCCTAAAATGGCATCAAACTGTGAGCGCTGTGGATTTTGTAGCTTTCTTTCGAATGTTTTTTCTGCCCTTAACGGGAAAATGCCTATCCAACAGTTATCAGTGGACTGATTAAGCAGCTGAATCTTTAAGTCCTTATCTCCATGAGACAAAAACTCAAGCTTGATCATTGCTCTTTCAAGAGCTTTTGAAGTCAGCGGTTTCTTTATCTTTGTTCTCATCGAAGCATAGTCACTTAATGCCTCGTCAAGTTCTGGATCATCTGAGTACTTTCCAGATGCTTTTGCAGTAACAGTCAGTGCCTTTGCATCAGTGTATAATTCCTGCATGGTTCTTGCCGCTTCTTCATAGCCTAGTCCGTGCAATGCTTTAATCGTATTTATTACGTTTTCTTCATACGGCTTGCTTTTGACTTTTGCTATCAATTCTTTCTTCGTCATTTTCATCGTTCCTTTCTTCTTATGCTTGTGATTGGAGTATCGTCTGTGCCTGTCGGCTTAACAAATACTGTGCCATCCGCAACAACAACTTCGCTTTTACACCAAGGGCATATTATACATCTGTTGTAGTAAGTATTGTGCTTGTCAGAGAGATAATCTAGTTTGCTAAAAAACACATCATCTTCCTCATAGCTCAAATTTTTATCGCACTCAGGGCAAGTTATTACGTTTTCTGCTTCAATAATCCTGACCATCTGTCTCCTTTCTCAAGCGCTTTTTCTGGCGGTCAACCTTTGATTCTATTATTCTTTCAACAAAATCTCTGCCACCAAAAATCATAATGATTTGGGTTAACATTATAATAACATCAGCGGTTTCCTCAAGAATATCTCCTCTGGCTTCTCTCAGGTCTGTGTCAGGCGTTGGATTTACATTTCCACCCTCCAACTGAATTGCCTTGCGGCGATGTTTAAGCAGTGCTTTTATCAGCTCGCTCATTTCTTCGATCGCCTGGTCAATTTGTTTATCCGCTCCGTAAGTATCAATACATTCCTGTAGTACTTCTGGATGCTCAGTTGTTGGCAATCCTGTTGTTTCATATATTTCCAAGTGCTCTCGATTTTCCGCCATTCCAATAAGTGCTATATAAAAAGTGGCAATAAAACTATCAATATCTTCCTCAGGCTTAAATTGCAAATCGTCATACATTTTGTCACTAAATGCTTCATCATTCATCACTGATGCTTCAGAATCGCCGTATGATTTATTAAGATTCCGTACAAGCTCCATAAGTGGAATTTCACGTTTAAAATCTCTATACCACACATCACCATCTTTTACAAATGCACAATGGTGCATCAATGCTAAGATGTCTATCGGATTTTTAACAATTGTGTTAATCATATTTTTATACCTCTCTAGCCTTAATTAGCTTTCCTGCCAAGTTGTAATCGTATCCAGAATTTTCTTCTTTTTCATTCATGTAGTCGCAGAACTCCTGACATTCTTCTTTAGTTGTGAAGAATGTCTTATCCTCTGCATCTATTTCGTTAAAGTCCTTGTTATGGTCTACTATTTCCCTTGCATATGTTGCGCAAGAACACATTGCAAGATCGCTTTCTTCTTTATCATTTGTTGCTCTATACCATGCTTTAATCCCTTGGTATTTATCACTCAGTTCATACAGAATTTCCATATCCGGATAATACACTTTTTTTCTTGCTCCACATTTGCAATCATCATATATCATTCTGCCAGATGGAAGTTTTATCTTGACTTCTCTGTCGTTATCGCACCTATCGCATTTCTCCTTATACTGGAAGTTCCATTTTACTGACCACAGAACAACCTTAAACTGTTCCATTAACTCTTTCAGCCTAGCTTGTCTGGCTTTGGTTTCAGCGTTTCGCATTGCACTTTCACATTCTGCTTTCTTTCTCCCATAATCCTTCTTTATGGATTCAAAATTCTCCTTGATGCCCTGCATTTTTTTGTTTTCCTCACGCAGTTTTTCAAGTTCGTCCTTAACTTCCTTTTTTACAGATTCTCGAAGCTCGTTTTTAAGTTCTTCGATTTTTGCGTCAAACTCGCTCGGTCCGAAATAATCTTCATCATCCATGTAATACATATTATCATTCCTTTCGTTTTTACAAAGCAGCAGTTGATTCAACAACTTCAAATTTGATTGGTAAAAAAGCTGTAAATCTCGATTTCATCCAAGGTTTTTCTTCGGAAGAAAACTCGTCACCATATTCTGAGCAGCATACAATGTTTCCGATGGTATACTTGAAATGGTGTGAATCAAAATAATCCTCATTTTCTGGAGCTTCTTTTAGTACTTTTGTATTGTATGTTTTACAGTTGAGTACACTTAGAAGCACATCACTTGCTACATCGTACATAAATAACAATGTGCCGTCGTTAATGCTGCTACTCATTGTGTAGTAGTTAAAATCAGCATCATTGTCATAGCACACTTCATTAATGAGGTTTCCGTTTTTGTCTTTAGTTCATAGATTTTATTGCTGTTAACTTCTTTAATTATTTCACATATATCCATCTCATACATTGAATCAAATTTGCAATCAGGCAGTCTCTGCTTGATGTATTCAATTGATTTTCCCATTCTCAATGTCCTCCCAGTCAATCTTCTGCCCACAGCCTGAGCAATATGGTGATTTCTTCGCAATACTTATGCCGCTCCATACTGTCTTTCCGCAGCACGGGCATTCCCACAACTCGCAGTGGCTTTCTATCCATGCGTGCGGTTGATCACCTCTATTTTCATGGATGATAGACTTGTGAGTTGCTTTAACTGGTGGCTGCGGAAGCTGCTTCTTTAAGCATTCTACTGCTGTTTCGTAAGCAGTTTTTTTCTCTTCCAATCCTCAAACTTGTCTGCATATCGCAGTTACAAACTCGATGCTTCATGCATTCCAATTCATGGTTAAAATAATCAATAGACTCCTTTTTCTCTCTATTTGTCATGCTATCTCCTTATGTGAATTTGAGCTGTTTTGCAATTGCTTCTATTACATTTACCGTGACACCGTTTCCTGCCTGCTTATATAACTGACTGTCAGAATTGACAAATGCTGCCTTTTCGAAATATTCATCTGTCCATCCTTGCAATCTAAAGCATTCTTTCGGTGTCAATTTTCTAATTGCTATGTAACACTGATATTTTTCATACCACACTGCATATACTGTTAATTCTTCTGATACCTGCACAAATATTCCTTGATTACAACTTGTATCTAAGGTATTCGCAATTTCTTTTCCGACTCTTCCACGTCTGGTTTTGCTACCCGGGTTCGACAAATTCACACTGTCCACCACTCCCACTCTGCATTTTGAATACCCTTGTTTTGTTACTTCTGCTACCTTTACGCAAATATCTAAATTATTTTCTTGCGATTGTCCTCTAAGTATCGGAACTCTATTTCTAGGAACAACTTTCCTGATTGTGCTTGCTGCAATGTTTTTGATCTTAACAGCAACAGCCGTAGCACCTCTGTCTGTTTGGCAAGCGAAATTTACTCCGCTGTTTTTCTGGTATTGATTTTTCAATGTTCTGCATGTTCCGTCTGGCATACAATTAAATCCGGTAGGTTCAATCGCTACGTCATGTATATCTGCTCTTGTAAGTGTAAACATTGGCTCGCCATTGTCTTTGAATCTTCGTCCATTCTGACGCTTTTCTACTCGATCCGGTGTCAGAGCCAGAAGTACTATCTTCGGATTATTCCCGTGTCCTGCCGAATGGCAATTTGTGATTCTATCAATTCCAAGCACTTTCCCATCTTGTGACGAATTAACTTCTCCTATGACTTTTATTGCAATTCCACTATCCTGTCCGGCGCGGTTCGCTACGCCTTTGTAGTATCTTGCTTTTAAGCATCTTGCAGTGTCCGTCATTTGCGATCCCTGGTAACATAAATCTATGAAACATGGTAAGGCAGTGTGGTGTTCCCTTACTCCGCCTTGACAGGTGCTTAATGCTTCTGCAATTCCATCTTGTGCGAATACCTGCGTATTTCTTCTGTAACCGTCCCTGCGACCTATTATTTGAATACTATCTTCTCTGTCTGCTCTTTCGACAGGAAATACTTCTGCGGAGCCTCTACCTCTAAGATGTCCGATAATGAAGCACCTTTCTCTGTTTTGTGGAACCCCGAAGTCCTTAGAGTTGAGCACTTGCCATTCTGCATCATACCCCCCCTGCTCCATTTCAATGAGCAGTCTGGCGAAATCCCATCCTCCATTAACGCTAAGCAAATTCTTAACGTTCTCAACGAAAAGGTAAGTGGGTTTATCTTCTTCTTTGAGTTGTCCGATAAGGTACATAACTCTGAAAAACAGGCTTGAACGGTTTCCTTGAAATCCGACTTGTTTTCCAGCAACGGAGATGTCTTGACAGTTGTGGACGATTGCCCCGTTTGCAATGTAAGATTCATCTTCTTCAACGCTAAGGTTATATACTGTTTCGTATTGATCAGATTCTGTTGGCTGATACAATTTTCTGCAAACATATCTTCCACGATAATATCCTTTAACCGATTTGTTAGAGATTCTAAAAGTGTAGGTGTCTCTTTGTTTACATTCCCTTCCTTCAATAGTGCACTTTGAATCTCTTTTAGTATAATAGACAGCTGGCACAGGTTTTCCCAATCGCTGTGCAATAATGCACATACCAAGAATGACTGCTGCGCTGGTGGATGTTGCTTCTTCTTTGTCGTTTCTGCCATCTCCTGACATGTATCCGTTATAAAAGTATTCGGCCTTTTCTCGTGGTAAGCACAGTGCTTCTCTTGGTATTCGTTTTCCATATGCATATTCCCCGAATATACCAAGGTATTCGTATAGTTGGTTATTGCACACATGATACTTCCCGCAAGTCCTTTCTTCAGTGTAAGTTCCATGTAGGTTTGCTTCTGACAGTCGGTGTTCAAATTCTTCTCGTTTTTTATCACTGACCGCAAACACAATCCTTCCCCCTCGCGGTCTATCTTGTCTGCGAACTCTCCACCCATCAGCAATATAACGTCCGATAATCCACCAGATCTCTTTACTGTATTTGTTTGGTTCTTCATCAGGCAACACCATTGTGGAGTAATAGCTATCATTGAGTCCCTTGACTGGTTTGAACTCAATTGGTTCGGATACGCGAGTGACATAATACGGGTGTTCTGCTGTTGTGCCAGTTGGCAAGATACCAAATCCGTTGACATTCCAGATTCTTGCGTTGTCTCTCTGCATAACTGAGGTAACTGTTTTCCATCTTCCCTTGTGAGTAAGCACTCTATCTCCGACAGATACGTTTTCAATTGGTATATATCCTTTTTCTGTAAGAATATAAGTTCCTCGAACGAAGCAAGGGAATCCGAAGCACCAGCAGTCCGCTTTTGGAATGTCTCCGGCATACACTCTTCTAATGTCATTTGCATACCATTCTCCATTTCTGTATTCCTCCTTCAATATTTCTTTTTGCCGTTGTTTCAGTGGCATTTTGTCCAGGAACTCTCTCTGTTCCTGGGTGAGCAGGTGCATCGAGGTATAGCTTGCAGTCGCGAACTTGTCAAACTCGCAAAAGCCGACGCATTCATGCCCTGCTAATTCCATTCCTCTACGGAATCCTCCGATTCCTGCGAAAAAATCAATAAATTTCATTTTTACCTCATAACGTTATAAAAGAATCAAAGCCCACAAAAGTATCAGTGAGATAATCCACAATGCTCCAAATGATGCTCTAGTCCTTTTGGGTCCTATGTAGTGCAGAAGCATAGCTAAAAGCAGAACCACACATAAAACACTCTTAATTATCTGCATAATATTCAACTCCTCTCATTCTTTACGTTTTACAAAGGATTCGCATTCTGTATTCAGGAAGCATCCATAATCACAACCTATGGTATAGCTCGGTATCTCGTATCCATTCTCGCAAACGCGACAATATCCGCCGCATTTATACTTACTATTTACAGCTTTTTCTGCTTTAAACTGATCCAGTTTATCTTTAAGGTCTGCATTTGCATTTTTAAGCTCTGCATTCTCTCTGATCAGGCTATCGTATTTGCTTCGACTCATTATTTTGAACATTCGTGCCACCTCACCCCATAATATTTAAAACTATGATTGCTATGTTGCACAGCAGTATAACGATAAGCGCTAAAATATTCACAATTTTGGCAGTTTCTCCGTACTTTAACGGAGATTTGTATGCAGCTCTAGCCATTATGAGTTGAACTGCAAGAAATACAAACTCAATGCATAAGATAATATGCTTGATACTCATTTATTACTCCCTTCCGATACTTCCTTATCGTTTGCTTGTGCATCCTTGAAGAATGACTCAATATCAAACCACTTATCATTGATTATATTTCCAATGATTTTTAACTTTCTGTCTCTAGTTACTGCGGCTCGTATATATCTTCCCTCTAAATCACTTAGCTTTGTAACTCCGACTGTATCCATTATTCTGGCTATGGATTCCATTCCTAGACCAGAGCCACTAAATTCTTTTGCACCCAGATAAGCATGTCCGAGACTATATCCGCCAAAAACACATCCCCATCCTGCACCTTCAACAACAACATCAAGCGATATGCAACCGCAATTTTCCATTGTTAACTCTGCGCCTTTGATTTGTGCGTTTCGGATATCGTATCCTTCTTCAATAAGCTTTTTCTCTGTCCAGATTTTCATACATCCTCTCCTTCTAGTTTTTGTCCGCACCAAGGGCAGTACGGATATATTTTTGCTGATGCTGCAAATATTTCTGCCCTCTGGCAGTTCGGACATACCATTTTTTTATTTCCACAATCATCTACTTTTGACAATAGTTTCATTGGGATTTCTTTCTTATCTTCAATTTTGAAGCATTTCAGCTTTCTGCTAACAATATTGTGATTAAATTCAACTGCTGATTCTTCGTATTTACATGCTCTATACAAAAAAGGGATTCCAGCCCATTTTCCGTATTTATCGCACGTTATTATTCCATATGCATTTTCCTTTGGACACCAGACTGGCTGACCGACCATTTGCCGTAGCTCATTTAACGTAAGCGCCTTCATTTATTCACCTCCTACATCACATGAATACTTATTTCAAGGAAGTTAGCTGCTACAGCAGCCAACCCCACAGCACTTCTTACAATTAAATCATGCTTTCATCCTAAGCCATTCAGCTTCTTGATTTTGTTGATACAATCATAATATCCAGCAACATAACCATGGCTGAAATCATCTTTACTTTCATCATGGTTGCAGCCCTCTTCTGGCAGCTTGATTGAATCTACCCAATCCATAGAATAAATCAGGCGTTTGACTTTGTTTCGCGCCTCCGGCATGTCTCTTAACTGTTCATTGATCTTTCTCAGTAAAACTTGTTCGTTAATCATTACTTCTCTCCTCAACCGTTGGAATTGTGTACCCCACTTTCACTTTTTCTGGATTAAATACACAAGCAGGGAGAATTCCATCCATTTCATTCACCTCTTCAGAGTACAAGTAACCAGTTTCACTCACGCTACGAGCACTGTTCAAATACGTAGTAGTTGAGGCACCCCAAGGCGTGCAAGTCCACATCCATTCATGGATCAATGGAACGTGCTTGCGGTACTTTCTGTATTCATCACAGCTCAGGATAAACACTTTATCAGAAATCTTTCCGTAACCGTCATCGCCATTATCAGCTACTAAATCAATCTCATGAGGAATAAGATTGTCCTCGCCCAGTACTGGAAGTAGTTCATCTCGTAGCTTTTTGCGCAAACTTGATTCTGCATAGTTGTTGCAATAGTCCTCATCAAAACGATACCTTTCCCCGTTCCAACTGGATGCCATAACTGCTAGAACGCCACCGTCTACGTTATTGTCCAACGCAATCCACTTAAATCCTTTAAAGTAAAAATGACTTCCATCTGGAAGTGTTCTAATATCATTTTCTCTCATTTGACATTTCCTTTCCTGGTTTAGAATCAAACAAATTCCCCACTACTTCGCACTTATTTGACTAGTTTCCTCATAGTTCTCAACACTGATAAGCTCCATAAACTTATCTCTCTGGCGCTCTGAAACCTTGTTACCCTGTTTTTCGGGCTTGACAGCAATTGTAAGGTGTTTCTCAGCAATAGATGATAATTCCTTAGCTAGCGATTTCTTACCTTGCTGTATGCCCTCAAAGTAGCTTCTAGGTTGCTTTCTGTCTCCTATAGTTCCACTTGAACGGTTTTCACCTTGTCCACCCAGACTAACATTCCGAAGTTGATAGCCATTTTCTGCATAAAATCTGATGTAATACTTTTCCTGCTCGTCAAGCTGATCAAGAGGAACATTCATGTGTTCAACCTTCCATCCATAAGGATTACTTTCCGAGTACAGTTTGTGTTTTCTCAGGCTTAGATCTATGTGCTGTTTGTAGCCAACCATATGACTTGCCAGCCTACTAAGTATGTGCATGGCTTGCCCGATATACGCAAACTGGAAACCGTTCTCATCCTTTCTGGTCAAAATGTAGATTCCGCTTTCATCGTTCAGCTGGGGGTTGATTTTCAACAGTCGCTTTTTGTTTTCCTGTTCTATGGCTTTTGCCTTTGCAATGTTCTTGTATTCATTCATCAACAACCTCTATTTTCTTGATATGATTATTTTCCACACTCTCTCCTCCTTTTACACTTTTTACATAGCCAAACCGACCATGTGAATAAAAATAGCTTATGCTGGCTTCCTGATCTGCTTTCCCATTATCAATATGGCTTTGGCAGCATTGCTCTGCTCGCTTTCTGGCGCCCTCTTCTCCAAATGCCTGTACATCCCAACCTTCTCCACAAATATTGCAATGTATGTATTTTTTTACTTTTACTTGATGTTCTTCACGGAAATGTTTTTCTATTTCTGCTTTATTTGTGGAGTTCAGCATACAAATCGGGCAATAATAGTGGGTCATGCTTTTAGTTCGTTCAAACTTCATTTTTGCCTTCACTTTTTCAACTCCCTTCCAAGTTCTTCTAAGCAAAAGCAGAATGCTTCGCAACTCAACTTTCCTAAAGCAGAAACTGATTTTTGCAGTCCATCTTTAATTCTTTCAAGGCAACTCCCCAAATCTGTAAATGTAGTTGTTTCTGAATCCATAATTTTTTTCGATGGTTCTTCAAGCGATACCAGTTGCATAGCTTGTTGATATTGCTTTGGATTCATACCATAAAGTTTCTTAAACTGCTTCTTTCTCTGTCTTTTATTCATTTGACTGTCCCCACCACTCTCTACAAATTTCCCAAGTTTTGCCATCTTTTTTGCATAACAGTCTGATCATTTTACTTGAATTAACGAAAGCTATAACTGTTTTCGGAACATTTTCGCTTTTCATGAAATAATCCCTTGGATTCATGCCGTGAATCTTCTTGAACCGTTTCTTTCTCTGCCGTTTATTCATCGTTTACACCTCCTTCCAGTATTGCTCAAAATCTTCTACTGTGACCAGGAACAAAATGTGCCGTTTTTCACTAAAAATGGTAACTTCGCCTCCTTCCTTGCGTTTAAACTGCCACTTTTGTTGTGATAAGCAGCTTATCCAACATTGATCGCCAAATATATATTGGCGCCATACTTTAGGTCTGCACCATCCTTCTTTATCCATTGGATTTTTCCTCAAAGGCTTCTTTCATGGCTGCTGTAAGCTCGTTTGCATCGTGGAGTGCCACTTCTGCTTCGTTGAATTTTCCTTTTTCCAACCTGCTGCTAGCCACCCTGATAAGGAAGTCACGAAGAATTACAGCTGCGTCATTACTATAAATATTTACTGAGACGCATTTCTTATCCTTTAATGTGTAGCTTGATACCATTGACATTTTTATACCTCCGTTAATCTGCCAAATTTTTTTAATAAATCATTCTTATTCATCCTTAACATCCTTCGGTTCAAATTTTGGAAACGGCATCCAGTAAGCAACATGCATTCTGTCTTTAAGTAGCATTGGTACTGTCGTCCACTCACCGTTAATGGTTTTACCTGTTCCAACTACAAAATTATCTTCATCGTGATTATTGGCTAATACTACTAAAACGGTATTTGAATTTTTTTCCCAAAACGAATTGCACCACTTGTCGGTTCCTTTGAACTTTGCAAATATACTGTCGCGTTCTTCTGGCATTGCTTCTTCGACTGAAATCCAATCATTTTTCTCGATTTCATCAGCAAGTGCCGATAACGTCTGTTCGCAGCTAGAAGCAATCTTCAAGGCAAGCTTTTCATACTCACTTTTGGGTGCGAATATATTGCACTCATCTATGTACTTTTGACAAAGTGCAGCTTCTTCTTTGATTTCTTTTAAATATTTTTTCAATTGCTATTTCTGTCCTCCTGGTGAATGCTTTTCTCAATTTCCTCATCGGTTCGCACAACAACAAGTGGGATCTCTTTTGAAATGTTTTCTATAAGTTTCTCGAATGCAGCCTTGGCATTTTCTGCGTTCTTATATTTGCCAATTGGGTAATCAGTCGACTCGTTTGAGCCTTTAACGTGTTTTAATAATATTTCTGTTTTTGAAAGTCCGTTAATGTAAACGTCAACTACATTGTCCCAGTTGTAAAAAGCATTTCTATCTTGTCTTACAATGATCACCTCAAACATCTCCCTTCTTTTTAATTAAACGGTAGTCCTTCATCTTCCACATTATCTGGAATGTTCATAAAACCTTCATATCCACCTGCAGGTGCCGGTTCTGGAGCTGGCTGCGTATTCTTTTTGCTCTCTGCGAACTCCTGCTCCTCGACAACCACATCAGTGGTATAGACCTTTTGACCGTCTCTGTTTGTGTAACTTCCGGTCTGGATACGACCTGTGACAACGATCTTGGTTCCCTGATGCAAATACTTCTCGGCAAACTCGCCACTCTTTCCGAACGCTATACAGTTGATAAAATCTGCTGACTGTTCGCCCTGCTTGCTACCTCTGCGATCTACTGCCAATGTATATCTGGCGATTGCAAGGGGCTGTGCACCCTGTGAGTAACGCACTTCTGGGTCACGGGTAAGTCTACCCATTAAAATTACTTTGTTCATACTGAACCTCCTTTAAAGCTTGATTCTTTTCTTTCTTCTGCCTAGTTTCCTCTGCCTTGTAAGAGTGTACATAAGCTCTTCCTCTGCTCTTATTTCCTGCTTAATCTTCAATTTAAACATTGTTCGCATAGCTTTGAGAAAATCTTTTCTTTCTTTTTCTGCCATGCTAGGATCAAAAGCAAGCGTAGGTACAATTAACTTTTCATTCAGTAAAACTTGCCGATTTTTCTTCACTTTGAAGCCCTTCTTTCTTTTAATATTGGAATACTCCTGCGTCCATCCTTTCATTGTATCTTTTCTCTGCATAGTATCTAAATGTGTAGTATTCAAGACCACATTTCTTTGCAGCTTCACTACATCCAATGCCCCCTTGCTCCCATTCCAGATATACGTCTGTAAAGTTTGGCGGAAGAATCACTCCTCTCTGGATTCCCTTCCTCTGCTCTCCAATCTCTTTCAGACGGATATTTGCATACTTACGGAATGTTGTATGCGACATCCCACATTGTCTAGCTGCCTTTTCGTCTGAGAGCAATCCGAGTTTCCACTGCTCGAAACATTCATCAAACATTGGTGGCAAAGGCTTTGGCGGTACTTTGTTACCTGTCTTGACGGTATGCCTATCACCTCTCTTCGCAAGTTCTTCTCTCGCGTACCTTTCAAAAGTCGTGACGCAAACACCTATCTTCTTTGCACCTTCTGGTCCGGTTAACTTTCCGTCCCTCCAGGCAATGTAAAGCTCCTCTGGAAGCGTAGTTTTTTTTGCAACAAAGTTTGATCTATGACCTGTTTGTTTTTTAGGTGTCTTTGTTTTAGCTGTATCTTGCCAGTGTAGCCAATTCTTGTACATTGGGCGCTGGCTAAACTTTGAACAGTGATATCCTAACTGGATATTATGCGCGCGGTTATCAGCTTCTTCCGCAGCTTCTTCTTTGCTTAGAAATACTGATCTTCCAAGCTCCGATCTCCCCCAACGATGTATATTATTCGTATTGCTTCCGATGTCACGTTTTTTGGTTGTCACATCAAAATGTGTGTCTGTCACGGCTATAACGATTGATTCAACAACTTCAAGTCCGTAGTTGTCGAATCCTTCGAATCCCTTTTGCTTTAACTCATAGTTGGTTAATCGGTATTCCTCTACGTGATAGACAGGAGTTCCGATCTTAATCTCATCCATTCAAATCCTCCTTTATCAGTTTTAGATCATATCCGCCTTGCACAAACTCTTTAGTGAACTTGTGCCTGATACCATTGCCTAAGTACTGGTATATATCAAGCATGTCATCGTCAGAAAAGCTCGTCTGCAAATACTGGTTTATACTCTTTCGAGTTCTATTCCAAAATCTTACATTCCTTACGTGTTGCTGATAAACCATTGTTTTGCAAGCGTCCCTTGACACATATTCAAGCAATTTACATTTAAGATCTTCTTCGCTCTCAATATCAGCTATGGAAAAACCAGAACGCTGCTTGTTTAAGAGCAAGTATCCATCACTGTTGATGCTGCTACCAGGAAAGCATTTCATAAGCTTTAAAATTTCATTCAGAATCATAATCGCTCCAATCTATCTTCTGTCCGCAGTATGGACAGTGTACGCAAACTCCTGCTTCTGATTCATACCGTGTGCCACATGTCGGGCAATACCATTCGTATACATTTTCGTTTGATGCACAGATGACTGGTTCTTCTGCAATTGTTTTATGCATGTCTCTGTTTTCGAGAATGTTGTTGACTATTTCACATGCCGTTTGTAGGGGTACTACACGACAATAGGTATGTGGATATGCTGTCGTAACCATCAATTCACTATTGCTAACCAAAAGGTTTTTTATTTCATCACTTTTTGCAATAGACATTTAACAATCCTCCCAATCAATCTTCTGTCCACATTTTGAACAATAGGAAGCAAGGCAATCATTTATGATGTTTCCACATACAGAGCAGCTACATGCGTTCTTGTCTGCTAGAATAACCAGTTTTTGTGGAATCTGCTTTTTAAGAGCGCTATGTGCCTTCATGAATACAAACGCGGTTCTCATTGATTTTTCAACTGCCTTGTAGTCCTTTTTCTTCAAGGCTTGCTCAGTTGCTCTGGTGCAAGTATCAAGTTTCTTCTTTAATATCTTCAGGACTTCTTTATTGCTCATTTGCTTTTCCTTTCTTACAGGAACGGACATGTTTCGCAATTAAACAATTGCCAGGTCTTACCTGCTTCTGCAACGTCCACATTTGCCATTCCTGCGACTTCTTTTATTCTTACTAGCATTTCCTCTTGTACTGCATTATTTGCGCTTAAATGGCAAATAATGACGTTCTGGAGTGCGTCTGTTGTGTTAGCTTCTATGAAGCCTGCACACGTTTCTAACTCCATATGCCCCTTAATGACATGTAATCTTTTTCCGGTAACATCCTCTGAAATGTACTTCTTTTGGTAATTGCAAGACACCAGGATATGGTCAATATCCTTAAATCGCCACCTTACAAACTCTGTATCAGTAATGTAGAGCATTCGCTCCATCTCTGGATGCTCGATGATGAATCCATAGCACGGACACTCTGTACCGTCTGCATCGGTATGTTTGAAGTGTCCATGCACATCATTCATCGGAACTGATACAATTCTAAATTCACCATATCCACCGATATAGGAGTTATCTTCATAAGGTTTGTAGACTGGGATTCCCATTTCTTCCAGATCACTGACTGCTTCCGAGTGATCTCCGTGTTTATGGGTTACAACGCATCCAACAATATCAGATACCTTCCAATCGCATCCCTTTTTGATCTTCATGATCGGGATTCCTGCATCAAGAAGAAGCATCTTGCCTTTGCTATCCTTTAAAACATAGCAATTACCAGAACTTCCGCTGGCTAAGCATGTTAGAATCATCTAAAAAACTCCTCTCTCAAGTTCTATGTCATTCATCCCTCAACGCTCTCAATGTGGTAACGACCGTAACCGCTAGTTCTTCCACTTCCAATTCCGTTTCCGAAACCTGCAAGGCGAATAATATTTAATATCTGTTCCAGGGAATACGCATTCTCTGTATATTGAATGGTAAATGTTGCACTCCATCCGCTGAATCTATTCAGTCGTACAAGTACCGGAGCGCCCTTCTTTGGTGACATAAGCTTTTCGTCAATAAAATGCTCTGCAAACTTGATCGGAACCAGATTGCCCTTTGCAATGACATTTACAGCAGCGTTGAATTTGGTTGCGTAAGTGTCAATCTTGTTCTGCACAACAGCCTGTCCAAATGACTTTTTCAAACCAAATGCTGTAATGCACGGAGCATTATTGGTCAATGCTTTTCTTAAGCCTTCCTCTGTGAAGTCTGTAGGCTTTCCACCATACCAGTGCATAGAGGTGATCACTTCTTCCCATACATTTGTAGCTGCTGTGTCCTTAGCTTTGTTCTTTCTCTCATCGGTAAGCTTCCTGGCGCTACAATCATTCATTTTGTTGAGCACTAGGTCTCCATCACCTGCAATAGTAATTCTTGCCTGCTTGATGCTTAACGGCTTTAATTCGATAACCTGTGTTTCTTCCTTCTTTGTCATAATTTGTTTTCTCCTTTTTTGTTTTGGTCTAAGCTTCCGCTTGAGATGCGGTACAAGCGTTATGATGTTGTGTAGTGTACTGTCTTGTAGTGTGCGGTTCTGTGTTTTTGCGTGCTGTTTTGCGGCTTATGCCGCGTCTCAAACGAAAGTTCTAAGCGCTCTGGTAACACTTACAGACAACATGAAATGTGATGTTGTGTGTTGTATTGTATTGTTCTATGCTGTACTGTTCTATCCTGCGATAGGCAACTCATGCTGCCTGCAAATGCTACCAGTTTGTTTTGTTGGTATCCACTCGGTACATAGCATAAACTATGCATAATTATGTATATTGTTGTATTCTGTGATGTTTTAAACTATCCTGTACTTTGTTATGACATATTGCTTATGCCACATATAGAATGGATACCTTTTGCGTCGTGTTATGTACTAATCTGTCTTGTAACGTTTTGTTCTGTCTTGTTATATTCTGTTCTGCCCTGACTTATGGGCTAGCATAAAGCAACAAATAATCTGTTTTGTAGTGTAGTGTATTGTTATGTTCTGTCCTATCCTATCACTTTTTGCTATATACTTGAGGCTTACTTGCTGCCTCATACTAGCCCATAAAATCTGCTTAACTCGAATGCTCTGTGAATGATGCAATGTTATGTGCTGTTGTGTCGTGTTATGTTCTGTCCTGCGCTGTTATGTTTTTGACATATGAGCCATTTCTTTTCTCAGATGGTGCATACCGTTACACCATCCATAGAACACTCGAATTAAGCATTGAAACTGTTTAGACGGCTATCTTGTCAATTTCTTCAAATACACTCTCTAACTCAGAAAGCGACTTATACCGATTTTGAAAGCTTCTCAGTTCTGCGTAAGCCCTCTGCAGCAACTTCTGATACTCGTCAGGTTGTGTTGCAAAATGCATTGTTGGCATATACACATTTCTCTGGCTTGTGATCTGGAAGTGCCTAATAGGCGGCTTGCTATCCTGCTTTGGTACAACTACAAAGAACTGGATAAGCTGTCTTGCCTGCTGCAAGCGATATTTTTCTGCCGCTATGCTATCGTTCCATTCAAAACACTTGTGCAGCTCTGACTGTTCGTCTCTCGCTTTCTCAAGTACTTGTTCTGGCGTGATCTCTACATCTCTTCCGATTTCGTCCAGACACTTTGCAGCGTTGGCTCTGAAAATTCCTTCTATTCTCCATTTGATTTCATCCATAGGCTATCTCCCGATCAGGCAGACATAAAAGGTGGCAAAGCATCTTTGTTTGCTTCCTTATTCTGCTCATTTGGTTCTTCAAATACCTGTGAATTTGCATTTTCTGAAATATCTTTCTCCATCTGTTCCTGCAAACTTTCACTTGTGTATTCTTCAAAGTCATTGTCCTCTGCTTCTTCTTTTGTATAAAGTCCCATTGCGACTTCTGGACAATTGAGTCTTGAAAAAAATGAAGCAGCACGATATCTAAGCATGAGCTGTGGCATTGTCTTCCACTTACTACCGTTCTTTGCAATCCAGCCTTCATCCTTTGCCATTTGCATGTCAACTGTCATACCATCAACTCGTCTGCCGTCTTTGGTAGTCCAAGCGGTACAAGAAAAAGGCTTTCCGTCTTTGTCTTTTGTTTCCTCGTACTGTAGCTCCATGTCGAATTTACGGCTATTGTTAATTCTTGCAATAAGAAACTGTGAACTCCAAGACGGTCTACCTTGAATAGGATATAAATTCTGCATAACCATCATTGCGCTCGCACCCATTCGTTGCGCCATCTCGATGGCGATTAAACAGTTGGACGGATTCTTCTGGTATATAGCCGGAACGATTGTGGATTCAGCCAGTGCCTTTGCCATCTGCATAGCCATAATGAAGTTATCGCTTGTTCCGAAAATTCCAAGACTATAATCGGTTACTCTCTTTGTTGACTGCTGCACAACCTGCTTTCCACTCTCTACAATTGCTGTATCTGCCATTATTCCTTGCCCTCCTTGACTTCCTTAACCTTGATATGTATCTTGTTCAATAACTCACTCAATTCCTCAAATGATTTAAGTGTAAAACTGCCAAACATCACGAGTGCGACAGCGTCTTTTGCTAAATCACCTGAAAAATATGATACTTTGCCTTGTACCACTTTAAACTTCAACCCTATTGGGAAAAGCTTGTCATCACCTTTTACAACTTCTACTGTGCCATTGTAAGGAACTAGCTGTTTTTCCTCTTCCTGCTCCGGCTCTGTGTCCTCTGCACTGTCTGTGTCATTATTCTTGTCAGCCTTTAATACATCTAGTAATTCCTGCGCAGCGTCTCTGAGTGCTTCCAAAAAACTAAGGTCATCTCTACTTTTGAAAAGTCCCAATCCTATTTCTTTGGTTTGATTGTCTTTAATAGCAATCATTCCTATACGTTCTCCAGCACATATCTCAAATCTCTCACTCATAATTATTCTCCTTGTTCAATTTTATTGTTTTCTGGCGCTCTTTTGATCGTCTTGATATTGCTTCTTCCATAGGCTTCTATCCATGAAAGGTCTACTGGCTCATCTACTACTGTGACTTTTGTACCGTTTGGAGTTACTGCTTCGTCTCCAGGCTTTAAATCTTCCTCTGCTGCAAAGCAATAGCTTCTTTTACTGCCCTCATATCGAGCTTTTACATAATTACTCATTAGCTTTCTCCTTTTAATAATTTTTACTGTTTAATTTCTTTTGCAAAGATTGATGGAGAAAAGATACAAACAGGGCGAACACCGAAGCTGTTGCGGCAAACGCCGTAGACGACGTTGCCGGATGGAACAACAACGGCCATCCATTTATAATATTCGTTGCATGGCGTACTCCATGGAGTAAGTAACCACCAGTAATACTCTTCGTTTGGGATCAGACTTCTGCATTTTCTGTACTCGTCAAGTGCAAGCATTGATACCTTATCCTTACACTTTTCATATTCCTTCTGCCCATCAACAGATAACAAATCCCTTTCAAATTCAATAATGTTTTCCTCTCCAATTTCCTTTTCTAATTTTCTGAGAAAATCATTATTCAAATACTGGCGCAGTTCACTAGTTCTCCAGTCATTGCAGTTCGAATCAAATGTCATTGATTTCTCTAATTTTTCTGCAAGGCACATACAGCCCAAATCAAGAACATCAATGATTTTCCATTTTAGCCCTGCAAGCTCGAACTGATTACCTGCTTTAGGCTCCACATCGATTTTTCTTTTTGAATTACCTTCTAAGATATTTACTCTTCTTTTTAACTCATTGAACTGCTTTTGCAGTCCTTCTAATGTTAATTCAGCCATTTACTCCCCTTTCGATACAAAAATGTTGGACTTTAGGATAAAAACCGGGCGAACACCGTGGCCGAGGTTGCAATAGCCGAAGACAAAGCCAGACGGACGAACAACGGCCATTAAACGATTGTATTCGCGGTTTGGACTAGTCCATGCTGTACAAGTCCACCACCAATCATCCAAATCCTTATTAACAATCAAGTTGTTATACTTTCTGGCCTCGTCAAAAGTGATCGGGCGAACCTTGCAAGTCAGCTCTCCGTAATTATCCTGACCATCTACTGTCTCAAGGCTAACTCTGTGTTCCACAAGATTCTCTGCTCCGACTTCATTTTCAATAGTTGGCTGGATTTTAGCTTCGATGTATTTTCTAAGTCCAGATGTTTTGTAATCCGCTGTATCATCTGCAAATTTTCTATCTTCTGCTATAAAATCCTTCGAGATAACCTTGGTTTTTCCTTCGTGCTGTTCGAGGACAATATAATCATCCTCTCCAATGCAAAATGTTTCTCCGGCTTTTAAGCTTTCCAGTTTAACCTTGTTACTCTGCTCTCTTTCTTCAAGCTTTTTTACCAATGCTCTTGCAGCTTCAAGTTCTTTGCTCATGTCTGTCTCCTTTCTTATAGTCGTGGTGACTTAACTAAATCACGTACAACTCTATATTTTGAAATGTTTTCTCCATCTTTCTCAACAAAGTAGAATGCTTCGTCATTTGGTTCTCTGAAACCGCTATAGTACTTTGTATTTACTATTGCTGCATCCTGCTCCTTGGAGTGGCTGCACCATTCGCGGATTTCTGCACCGAGGTAACTTTCTCCGCTGTTCACTACAACCATTTGCTCTCTCCTTTCTTTTCTTCTCTGGTGGATTGTAACAGTCTATGAACTCGTGCAAGTCATATAAGCTGCATCCTCTAAATTTCAATGTTTCATTTTGTTTCCATAAGCGTTCTGCTCTCACGCCAAATTCATCTGAAAAGCTCTGGATCAACCCTTTCATGGCTTTCTGCCTAGCTCTTTTAATTTCTGTTGCCGTCCTTCCAGTCCTTGGCGCTATTGCATCCACTCTTCTGTAGATATGCCCAATCAGTTCTAACCGCTGCTCCTCTGTTAACTTCATAGGCTTATTGTAACTGGCGATAAATCGCCTGAATGATCTTGGCATCATACAATGCATTGTGTTTTACCCCTTTGGGAAGTGGCTTTCCCAGCTTTGTTAAAAGTTCTTCACGTGACAAATCGAAAGCTTCCTTGTCAGAAATCCTTAGCACTCTTGCAATATCCTGATTGATGTCGTGGCAACTTGCCGATATGCAATTAGGAAGCTCCAATGCGGAACTTGCCAAAAGATCAACCAGTAAAACAAAATCGTAATGAGATACATCTGACACGAACTGAATATCACTCTCAAAATGTTTAAGCCATTCAAGAAGTGATTCTCGTACCTCATATTTACTACCGACCACAAACACAGTGTTTTCTTTGTCTAGCAGCTCTGCAAGCTCCTTGTTCTCACCCTTTACCACTGTATTTGACAATACGTTTTCCTCAATCCAAGGTGTGATCTGATAGTCTGCAAAATCATTAAATTCTGCGTAAAAGGATTCACCGCTTGCAGATACAATTCCAATACTTATTAGGGTTGTATCTTTATGCAATCCTGTAAATTCTGTGTCAAAGTACAGATTTATCATTTTCTTTTGCTCCTTCCTTTTCTTTATATTCCTCTGCCTGCTCCATCCCGATGATGTAGGCAAGCTGTTCTTCCGTTAAACATGGAAGCAACCGTGTTGCTGTTTCAAGCAATTGCTTTTTGCTTTCCCCATGGTAAATAAAAATTGTTAATCACTCTCCTTCTTCATTGTCTTCAATGTTGTTTGGATTGAGCATTATCATTAACAGCTTCTTCCAAGCAAATGATGTGTTTACGGTATATCCATTTGCGGTTTGATACTGCATATGTACCACATGTGGGTACTTCGCTTTAATTGCCGCGTTAACCGTTACCGGCGTTCCGTCTGGCGTTTTTACATTCAGCACAACAGTGTCGCCCTGCTTTGCTGTTTCTTTCAGCAGCTCCGTGTCTTTGCTCATTTCTCCGCTCAAATGCGGCAATATTTCTCTTAGATTCATACATTTCCTTTCTATATGGCTCAGGCATTCTAGCCCAAGCCACAATTTCATAACCAGAATCTTCAAATCCACCGTCTGGCAAATTTGCCTGGCAAGCTTCTTTAGAAACCCACCATCTAAATCTGTTCTTTGGGTCTGGTCCCCAATAATACTCATGGGTAAGTCTAGTCTCGCCCCATCTGATTGTGCACAGCAGATAGCCTGCGGTCTTATCTGGCATCTTTTTAGTCATCCAGAACATCTTTTATCACCTCTCTTAATTTATATTTGCAACTTTTCTTTTTTGCTTACGATGTTGTTGTGACCGTGTTCTCTATCCAGCCGAGCAAATAGTTGTTCTGGATACTAGAGTAGCTATTCGTCACTTCACTCAGCTTCTGCAGAGTGCGCTTTTTTTGCTCTGTCAGAAAACGGTATGTTGTCTTAGGCTTTTCCTTTTTATCTGTCATCACGCCTGCACCTCCTTTCTGCATGCTTCCATTCTTTCAATGTAGCTAATCATGTCAGCAAAGCTTTCTGCTCTGTACAAGATTGCTCTGTTTGTGTCAGCAAGTAGTGTGTATACACTATCAAACTGGAATATGTAATACTTATGCATTCCCTCGTAGTACATGCAATCTTTAAGTACTACAAACTTGTTGATATCAAGCATTGTTTGTTCCTTTCTTTCTTATGTAACTTCTGCTATCATTTTTGCCTTCATCCTGGCGAACTTGTTAATAAAATGAATTTGCCCTTTACCAGTTACAAGCGTTGTTCTCGTGATTCTGACGCTTCCATCTGGATTCACAACGGTACGCTCCTTAACTTCAAAGAGTTTCTGTTCCATCGCCTTCTGTGTCGGCATATTTTTACTACCGCCACATTTAATTAGGTAGTCATTTTGACGCATCCACTCAAAGAGTCTGTTTTGCCCGATCTCATGACCATTCTGGCAAATCAGTTTTGCCATGTCTCCAATTAGGATCGAGGTCCTGCTAGACTCCACTGCATCTGCAAAGATTTCTTTAGGCTTCATGCGCTCTGTGTCTGCAATCAGTACCTTGTTATCTGCCTTGAGCCTATCAATCTCGTTATTGGCAATCTTTAAGGCTCGTGCCATCACCTGCTCTGGTGTGTTCCATGCCTTTTCAAGATCAATGAAGTACTGGCGGTACTGCTTGCCCTTGTCGGTGCGCTGAATCATACAAATTTGCTTTGCCATGTCGATGGAGATTTGATGTTCTGTGTAAGTTGTTTCGTTTCCTTGAGCTGTTAGTCTTTTTTGACTAATAGCTCTGTAGTCTACATTCTCAGAAAAGCCATACTCGCACATGCGGTCAAACCACTTAGTATACTGCGTGCCAATTCCTAATCCCTCATGCAATTCTCTGGCTGATACAGTAGGCTGCTCTGACTCGTAGTTAATTCTCAAGAGTTCCATGTTTCGACTCCTTTCTGTTTAGTTTTCAATGTGCTTTTTGTTGTTTCTGAGAACAGTATACGTCTTTAGCATTACATTGTCAAGACTTTTTTTGTTGTTTTTGTTATATTTTTTGTTGTTTTACAGACTTTTTTATTTGACTTCTTTATTGTTATGTGGTACAATGCAAAGTGAAAGGAGGCGAAAAATGCAATGAAAACAAGATTTAAATTATTAAGGCAGGAGCTTGGAATGACGCAAGAGGAATTTGGCTCTAAAATTGGTGTTGCGCGTAATACGATAGCTCAATATGAAAGCGGAAGAATTGTTCCTTCAAATCCTGTTATCACAAACATTTGCAAGGAATATGCTGTCAATGAAACTTGGCTCCTTACTGGAGAAGGCAATATGTTTAATGACATTACGCCATCAGAAGAGATTGAATCATTTCTTGGCACGCTTGCAATAGCAGGCGATGAAAATTTCAAAAAACGTCTAATCCTTTATCTTGCGCAAATGAAGGATTCAGATTGGCAAGCATTAGAACATGTGCTTGATACTCTTCTCGCTGGAAAAGACATCATCTTTCCTCCGGAGCCGAAAAGTGAGCAGTAATCCTAAGTGAGACAAACAATGGACACCCATTTCTGGGTGTCCATTGTTTATGATAATTTTATAATTGACATGCTTCTTGAATGATTGTATAATTCTTTTATAAAATTATTTTGTTTTAACAAAGGAGGAGGGCAAATTCATGATTAAATTAAAAACAACATTAGCCGCATTCTTTAGTTTTTCAGTTGCAACATCTGCTGTTGCATTCGGTATGCCTACATATACGAATGATTACGGTAAAGGAACTGCAGAAGTCCAATACAAGGATTTTAAACTTTTACTCCCTAAAAACTGGACAGAAGTTGACACTGAAGATGATGATTCTCTCATGTTTGCAATTATGAATGATAACGATATCGCTGAAGGATATGTTGGATTATTTTCAGAAGAGTTTGAAGATCTGGAAGATTTTTGTGATTATCCAGTTTCAGTATTAGAATCTATGCTTTCTGATACTTTTCTTTGGTCAAATCCTTGTAAATTTGAAGAGTATCCAATATTATCAGATACAGAACATGGCTATTTCGCTGCATCCGAGCAAGATATAAGTGGTGATTCAGTCAAAAGTTATGCTTTATCTTTTAGTTACAGCAAAAAATATATTGTTTTTTCGTAAACATATATTCTGATGTTGATTCAGATTATTCGTTCGACATTGCTCACGTTTTTAATTCTATTTGCTATAATGACAACGTTAGCGCTGATGAAACCACAGCAACAGAATCTGAAAATCTTGAGGATATCGGTTATGGTCCCCGGACAATACAAGGTTGGAACCGATTTACCAAGTGGAGAATATTACGTTTTAGCTCTTTATGATGGAATACCTGGTTATTTTTCTGTAACATCCGATGCGAATGGTGACAATATTATTCTTAATGACATTTTCGATGTTAATTCCATTGTTTCTGTTAACGATGGAGAATATTTGTCTTTGGATGATGCTACTGCTATCCCATCATCATTGTTTGAAACTGAATATACAATAAATTATCAAGATTTTACATCTGGAATGCTCAAAGTTGGACATGATATTCAGCCGGGAGAATATAAATTAACTGCTTCTGGTGATTCTTCTGCTTACTGGTCTATTTATTCAAATGCAAGACATGATATTGTATCTAACGATTATTTTGATGGAAGCAGTTATGTCACATTGTCTGATGGTCAATACTTCAATTATGAAGATTGTACTATTAGCCAATAATAAAAATCAAAGAGGCCCCCATAATTGTGATATGGAGGCCTTTTTTCATTCTCTCTTTAAGACGTAGTAAACAACTCTCAATGTTGACAGCCTATCTTCTGTTTTTAACTTTTCTTTTATCTTCTTCATGTAATACCGTTTCATTGCTTCTTCAACATCCGCATCAATATCCTTTTCAGTTCTGCTTTCTGCCATTCATTGCCCTCTCTTTCCTCTATTCTCTCGTCATTACCTGCGCGATCAGCTCGCAGCGATATTCCTTTACGTCGTCTCTATCTGTTAACTGATATAAAAAATCAAGCAATTCCATTTCGTTACGTTTTCCTTCCGGAATAAAAGTAGATATATATGTAATCGCTCTTTTTACATATTCATTGCCTTTTAATTCCACGATACTATTTAAAAAACGTCTAACTACATCACACATATAATCACCTCTCCTTTGCAATTGCATCCACAGAAATTTCGTATGCAACTTTAACTGTTTCTGTTTCATGTTCTCTTTTGATATAAGTTCTGCTCTGGATTCTTCCAGACAGTCTAATTTTTTCCCCAACCTTTAAATTTGATGCCTTTCGAGCGAGTTGGTTCCAGGCAATACAATGTAAATAATCGCTCTTGCCATATGGACGATTTACAGCAACTATAAGCTCACATAACTCCTTTTTTAATGGTGTTGTGCGATATATCGGTTTGCTGCATAAATACCCAGTCAATGCAATTTGGTTTCGATATTCCCCACTTTCTACTTTGATTTCACGGACCAGAAAGTACTGCTGTACATGCCTTTTGCCGTCACTGGTGTAATAATTCTTGCTTCGCCATTCTCCAATCACTGTCACTTCATCCTGACGCTTCAAGGCCCCGATTCTATCCTTTGCAACAGCGATTGGTATTTCATCCTTTACTCCACTCAAACGGCTTGTCTCAATAGTGTTTGAACAAAAATCACTTTCTAAACAGTCTAATGTTGTAAAATTGTCTAGTAATTTGCCATGAATAATGGCAAAATTAACCATTGACTCTGTTGCTTTGCAGTTGTAAACTGTCATCATTAGTAGCCTCCTTTCTCTTTTCTGCTATGGTATAGATAATAGCACTGGTGACTACAATTGTATTGACTTTGTTCACATTTTTTTCGGTCAAAGTTTTTTGGCTATTTCTCAGGCTTTTAAACACTAAAAAACTTTGACTTTGCTTTTTGCTTGATGTAGCCAATAAATTATACTTTTTATTTTTACCAAAGTACAATTTATTGTAAAAATGACATTTTGAACGAATATGAAGGGTGGTTTTTGACATGAGGAATCGAGTAGCTGATACTGAACGACTTATAAAAGTTATAATTTATGTGCGCAAAAATGCAGGATTGTCACAAATGGATTTGGCAAAAGCACTTGGAAAGAGCGTAGGAACAATAAAAAACTGGGAGAATGGTCTTGGTGCGCCAGACTTTCCAGCGCTGCTAGAATGGTTTAACAGATGTGGTGTCGATGCAGAAAAATGTCTTATGGCTATCTATGACCCTAATAAGTATGAACGTATTTATCACCCTAAAAAAGATAGTGAGACACTGTCTGCTCTGCAGGAATACTTAAAGCACGAAGACGCTGAGTATCTGAAACGTCTGTATTACAATGTCTTTTGTGATACTGGGTCTGATTGGCACGCACAACTTGATATGCTTACGGCATTAAACAAATTGCCGCTTGCTGACCGTATAACGTCAGCTCAAGCATATCTCGACAATTTTCTGATTCGGCAGGCACGCGGTGAGGTTAAAGATGCTTTTATAGAGCCTGACTTGAAACATTTAGAAGAATCAATACAGCAAGCAAAGCAATCTGTTTGTGAGAGAAAAGATTCTTATCTTAAGAATTTGAAATGATAGGGTGTTCCCTATCATTTCAGTTGGAATAGTAATAAATTGCAACAGCTTTTTTCCATCCATTTCCACTATCAGATGTCTGAACATAGATATCACCTTTTCTTCCATTGCTAATCGGCTCTGCTGTTCCAAACGATATAGATGTCTCATCTAATATGCGATATTCTTTTTCGTTGCTGTCATACAACATCAGCGATCCATCTTTCCTGTTTAAGCCAATCCATCCTAGCGTTGTTCCACTTCCACTAAATTTTATGTATGATGCATTTCCAACTCCATTAAGGTCTAACGCAGTAGTTATTCCTGCGGTTATTCGTAACGATTTTTCAAAAACTTCCAACCTAGCGCTAAAATCAGTATTATCTGCGTTCCACTCATGGAAATCCAAATATTTTCCAATCTCCATCACACCAGTCTGGTCAATCCATGGAATTGCGTTCGAAATATTCTTTGAGACATCAACTATTTCCATTCCGCTCAATTTTTTTGAGTTTCGGGAATTCTCAACTGTCGTTATTAAATTTTCAAAGTTTCCAACATGCAATATTGCGTTATTGGTTGAGCCGTCGTTGATGTATACATCTTTTTCGCTATTTGACACGCCAGGGAATAACACTATATCATTCGCTGATGTAAGACTTAAGTGTTGTGAACCAGTTAAACGTAAATAGCCTTTTGTTGTTATAGCCATATCTTCATCACCAATGCTTATCATTGCTTTTTGCAGATATAGTTCACCAGATTTCATTCTTGTACCGATCATAACACTTTCTGACGTTGCACTAATTATAAATTCCTCTGTATCTGACGTTGGACTAATTACCTTAAAGGTCTTATTAAAAAATGCATCTAGTCCAGTAATAGTGCCTGTGGTGATACTGGCAGCATCTAAATTGATGATAGAGACCTCTGAGGCATCTATAACGCCTGCTGTTATTTTATCAGCAGACATATCCTTAATTTTCGCATTGGTAATTTGCGCATCACCAATCATTACACTTGTTATCCACCCCTGCTGAATATTCGCTTTATCAAGTCTGGCAAATAATATATTTGCATCATTTACCGTGATTGTGCTTGCCTGCAAGTTCGTGATCTTTGCATCTACAGCGTTTAATTGATTGAATGTAGCTTTTTTTGCCGTAATTTCTTGAAGGCTAAGAATATCATCTTTAACTCGTTGCAACGCTATTTCAGATGGACTTTTCACCTCTTTTTCTTCAAAGCCATAAGATGCCACTTCTGACAGCAAGCCACCATCAAATGTAATGGTGTGCTGCATCACTGGAACATCTATAAGATTATTTTTGGCATCAACTATTGTAACGACATCACCTACATCAAGCCTCGGATCTCCCATAAATGAAAATGACACTGGATAATACCTCGTATCCTTTATTTTTTCAAGGATTTTATCGAGCCATTCCTGTGTCATTACTGGATTGCTTAAATTTGTATTTATATTTGTTCCTGATTCATAATGTTTATTCTCTGTATCACAGCTGATGCCTGAGATTTGGCACATCGTTTCTGATTGTAGCAGATCATCAAAATATCTATTAGTCTTAATCAGATACGTGTGTGATTCTTTTAAAAATTCGATTGTATTATAAATGAACGATAGATTCTGGTCTTTTAAATAGTCACCTGCTACATCACCTATTTTCCCTGGATAGCCAGTTGTTAACGCTTCATACCATCTAAACGTTACTTTTCCGTTTCTATCACATATAGCAAATGTACCATGGAGTTGTGCGATGTATCCAACCACCTGCTGCATTGTGAAACCATCAAACGGCTCTTTGTATGATTTCTCTCCCGACTGGTCGTTAACCGTCAATATTTTATCTATCATCAGGCTATCGGATAATTTGCTTGTATCAAACTCGACACCTGTCTGTTCACTTATATCAGTTAAAAATTCTTTACTTTCTACTGGATAGTTTGTGATTTTGCTTTTATATGCTTTAGCTAACTTTGACTCTAGCCTGTCATATGCTGTAAAAGTAAGCAGATTTCGGTCTTTTTTTTGCTCTTTTATTGTAAAATACCCCATTGGTATCCATTCTATAGCGCCATCAGCTGTTGCTCCAATTTCAAGTCTTACTTCCGTACCTTTTACAAAATCTTGCGACTTTGTAAACATGGACACTTCTATTTTAGAAGCTGTAGCTCCACCCACATAAAAATAGCTATCAGGGGTTGAAAAATTTGTTTGCACTATCTCTTGGATTCCATCTGATATTCCGTTTAGTCTTGCGCGGAACGTTCTTCCACTGCCTGATATAACTTTATCTAATGCTTCTGATACCTGATACATAGCGTTTCCCTCCTCCAAGGGTTTTTTCGTATATAAAAATACCGCAGGCTCTTTGCCTACGGTATCACCAATTCTACTCTATTTTACATCAAACTTGTTTCTGAAGCTCTGCTATCTTATACAACCTTTTAAACCTTTCTTCTATTTTTTCATGTCTTTCCTCATTCTTTTTCTGATCAGGCTCTGTACTTCCTCCACAATATGGACATGTATTAAATGAATGTGATTTTGTTGCAAGTGTGCCCATCTGTTGCTCGTACGATTTTCCACAAGCTTTACATTTTCTTATTTCAATGGCTCCTTGATACATTTGATCACCTTTCCTTCCTCATCAATGAATGCATTTCCGCCTTGCAATGGTTCAAAACGAGCTAAATCATTGTATGCATATGCTTCAAGTCTTTTCCTTACACCCTCCCACGCATTATGTAGAATGAGCAAAAGATAAGCCCGTTAGGGCATTGAAACACGCCTAATTTAGTTAATTAAATGGAATTCGCCCAGCTAGTTCATGTGCCAATATTTCATGTGCCTTAACAGACGGATGAGTTCCATCTGGAAGCATTTTTTTGAATGTTAAGTCGTCCGATTGCACTGTTTGTAGTCCAATCTATATATTGTACTCCATATTCATCGCATATATTTTTTATAACATCACAGTAATCTTTCAAAGTCTTAGATTGACTGTTCATTGCGCCATATCCCCAGTTGTATTTATAGCTCGCACCGCCCGGAGCGCGATTAAAAGGTAGTGCAACACATAATTTAATTATTGGGTTTTTGTCATAGATATATTCAATAGCATATCTAATATTTCCGCAAACTGTGTCAGAATCTTTTGCATCCTCAACAGAACCTAAAGTAAATGAATAATTCCAGTCGTTTGTTCCAAGTTGAATGTATACATAATTTACCGAAGTAAAATCTATCGTGTCCAGCAATGGTTTTAGCGACGTTTCATCATTTGCAGTCCTTAACCAACCGAGTCCCCCATGACAATAATTCCTGTTGACAATTCCTTTTATGTTACACATTTTTTGTACATAAGATATTTTTGTATCAACTGCTGATAGATGCCCCCATTGTGCAGATTCATCAAACCACGAATATGTACCAAGTGGTATAGAATCACCTATTGATACCATCTCAATAGATTTTGTTCGCAGAACAGTCCAATCATCAGCAACATTTGACGTAGTAATGAATCTTGTTGCAATTTCCCCATGCCTACTCTGAACGGTCTGAAAAGTTCCGAATACAGATGTATCAGAGAGCTTGATTTGCTCATTTCTTAAAATAAATCCAGTAGATATATTACTGGGTAAGTCTGTAATATTAGAAATATTCGATGCATTACAACCATAAAAGCCTTCTGCATTATTGTAGTCAGATAAAGCACCATTTTTTATCATTCGTAGGTCTTTGTAAAAAGAATTAAACAATTCAAATTCGATTTTTATTTTAGATGCTGTATTAGTTATATCAGTAATTTCAGCATCATCTTCTCTTTTAATTAAAACAGAAATTTGGGTTGGGTTTCCGTGTTGTGAAAGCTTAAAATATCCAGTTTTTTTCCATTCATTTCCAGCACCAATATAAGCTCCATTGAACGCATAATAATTCCACAAATATCCATCAGCAACTTTTACAAAAAACGTATTTGGCAACCCATCAATATTTATAATTCCTGTTCTAATTCTGTTTTTAACGTCTGTAGGCTTACTTGATGCCCAACTACCATGAACCCATATTCTACCGGCTAAAAGATTATACTTGTAATCAAATAATGCACCATTAAAAATTGTATTTTGGCTACCTAAATCCTGCTTTACCTGACTTATTTCTTCACCCTGCGATTTTGTTGTTTGTTTCAACGTTTCTACATCTTCGAAACTTGCTAGATTCAATATTTTTGTCTCTGCCATGCAATTAATCTCCTTACTCAGTTGTGACTTTTACGGCTAAACAGCCTTTAGCTGCATTGTAAAAAAACTCAATTCCACTTCCGCCAGCCTTTGTTTTTAACGTTGTGTCTTGTTCACTGTTTTTTAATTCAATCTTTGTTAGTCTATCTCCAACTGCTTTGGATTCAGCTGGTGCATCTGGCTTTTCTAGCGTGATATCAGGAAAATCACGAAATGACATCCTAACATTGTCCCCCGTGATTTGTCGTACACCATCCTGCATATCGTAGACAAGAAAGGTGTCTGATGACTCTACTTTTGTTTTCTTTTTATATTCAGTCCAAAGTCCCATATCATCACCTTACCCCTCTACCTTTACGGCTAAACATTGCTTTTCTTCGTTGTAAAACAGTTCAATTCCTATACCAGATACTTTTCCAGCAAGTTCATCTCCGACCGCCTTTGCATCCGCAACTCCACCAGAAACGCTTAATGTCTTGTCAGTCTCTAATGGATGCCGATTATAATATTTCTCTACTGCGTTACTGATCTGTTCATCAGTAACACCACCATCTCTTAACTTTTGGATTACAATTCCAAGCACATCCTCTGGTTTCATTGCCGCCTCCTATTTATATTTTGTTCCAAAGCTGCGTTGACTCTTCAAATTTGTAGTAATCGCCAGTATCACTTGCCAGAAAAGAGCTGCCTGTTGCAACATACGTCGGAAGTCTGTCTACATCTTTTACAAGTCCCTCATAACTACGTATATTGCCTTGCGCAGACGTACATACCAATGTACCCATATCTGGCACTTCTTGACCAGGCTTATAAAACTGTCCATCTTGTTTCACCATATAATCATATGTCATGCTTTTTTCGCCTCACTTTCCTCAAGCATCATGCTAATTGCTTCAAATTCAAGCTCTGATGCTTCTATGTTTTCAATCAAGCTAATTGGAATTTTGTAAACATCTACGTCAACTTCAATTCCATCCAGTAATTCACCTAACTCTGATTCTAGGTTTTGCTCCATTCCCTTTTTGGGCACAATGTCGCCATTTTTCTTTTTATCGCAGTACTTTTCAATCAATTCATTTCTTGATTCTTGAAAAGGAATCGCAGCTTTATCCAACATTTCAATATTGTGGTTGATTGCATAAATTGCCTTAATTGGTTTCCTTACACCATTGTTTTTAAACGATAAAAGTCCATTGATTGTTTTTACTAGTGCTCTATTTGACATCTTCATTTTGACACCTCATTTTTCAATAAAATTTGCGGCAACGCCAACATATCTGGGCAGTATATCGGCGTATGAATACACCGGATATGTTGGCGTTCCAACATAAAATTTGCGTGTTTCTGTTTTCCCAGACTTCGGATTTCGGAAAGTGATCGGAAAAAATGGTGGTTCTATTGCAGCAGCAAAAGCTGCTGCTTCTTCATCATCCAAAGGCGCCAGCGTAAGATTTAACTTAATTTTCTTTGCTTTGACGTCACCTTCCATATCGCCAGACGCAACTCGCCCCGTATTGCGGCTCCAGATGATGTTATCTGTTATCGTCAGATCTTTAGCTTTCAGCTCCAATCCACTTATGATTACAGTTTTTACTGGGCCATCCATTACATCGTTTCCCTCCTTTACGTTAAAAGTTGTGCCTTGCCTGTCTGTATGACTCTACTGTTATTTTCCTTTTTGACAACCTCAAAGATCTTCTTTGCATCGCCCTGGAGAACGACATTAACTGTCACATTTCCATTTCCTCCACCATTTCCACCGTAACGTGCCATAACTGCTTCCATTCCACTCGCTACGGCGCTCTGCATTACACTTGCAAGTTGTGACTGGTTTAAGACCTCTGTCCTGCCACCTACATGTCCCACAAGTTCTGGTCCGGCTTCTCCTGCAATAAACATCGAACCTGCATTTACAGTACCACCTGCATATCGTGGGATGGTGCTAAAGCTTGACATGAAGTCTTTTGTGATGACTCCTCCACTACTAAATTGTGGTATGCTGTGCCATCTTCCACCATAAAAAGCTCCACCTTCTGCTTTTCCTCCGAGAATGTTTGTGATGCTCGAAACTATTCCATGAATACCTTTTAAAATAAGTGATGAACCGGGTTGCTTTTCTACCTGATTAACATATCCCGTCAAACCGCTGAACCAACGATTGTTCTCTGGAACCCTATTCTGGAAATCTGTCATCCAGCCTGTCAATCCGCTGAACCATCGGTTATTTTCCGGAACCTTATTCTGGAAATCTGTCATCCAACCTGTCAGTCCACTGAACCATCGGTTGTTTTCTGGAACTCTATTCTGGAAGTCAGTCATCCAACCTGTTAATCCGCTGAACCATCGGTTATTTTCCGGAACTCTATTCTGGAAATCTGTCATCCAGCCTGTCAATCCGCTGAACCATCGGTTATTTTCCGGAACCTTATTCTGGAAATCTGTCATCCAACCTGTCAGTCCGCTGAACCAACGATTGTTCTCTGGAACCCTATTCTGGAAATCTGTCATCCAACCTGTCAGTCCGCTGAACCATCGGTTGTTTTCTGGAACTCTATTCTGAAAATCAGTCATCCAGCCTGTCAATCCGCTGAACCATCGGTTATTTTCCGGAACCTTATTCTGGAAATCTGTCATCCAACCTGTCAGTCCGCTGAACCAACGATTGTTCTCTGGAACCCTATTCTGGAAATCTGTCATCCAGCCTGTCAATCCGCTGAACCATCGGTTATTTTCCGGAACCTTATTCTGGAAATCTGTCATCCAACCTGTCAGTCCGCTGAACCAACGATTGTTCTCTGGAACCCTATTCTGGAAATCTGTCATCCAGCCTGTCAATCCGCTGATCACTCTATCGGTAATTGAATCTTGTTTGCTTGTCAAATTTGCTACCAAATCAAGTTTTTTTGCATAGTCTGGAAGTGCATTTTTAGCACTCACAACATTTGCTGATGCACCTTGGATTGTCTTGTCTTTTTGGGTAAGCTCACTGGTATCAAGTGATCCTGCCTTTAAATTTACTTTGAATTCCTTATCAAACATGTCAGTTAAGGTATTGCTGATTCCTAGTGCAAATTTATCAGATTTTAAAGATTCAGTTACGCTATCCAGTGTATCTCTCAGCTCATCTGCAAGTGATTTCCAAACTCCGGTCAACTTAATCCCTTTAAGCTTTTGAATTAAGTTTTTTGTATTGGTTGTTGCAGATGAAGTATTATCTCTATAGCGTCCCATGGCCACTTGCAATTTATCTACAGTCTTTCCAGATGTCTCGACAGTTCCATTTAGTGATTCCATGCTTTCTTCCATTGTTCCGAATTGAGGATTCATTTCTCGCATGACTTGCCAGAGTGCTTCCTCGTCTTCTGTAAGATTCTGAAAGTCAATGGAACCATCTCTCACTTTTTGTAAAAACTTATCAAAAGTTTTTTCCCAGGTCTCGATTGTTCCACCGTATACATCCACTCTTGATAAGAGTCCATTTAATATATCAGCTTTCCATGAGACAGAATCATCTATAAATTTGGTTTTTAATTGCTCAAGAGCAACTACGGCATCGCCGTAAATCTTAGAAGCATCCTCTAACGCACTTGAAAATCCCTTTTGAATAGCTGCGTTTTTCTGCGTTTCAATAAGTTTTTCAAGTGTATATTTTGTTCCTTGGTAAGCTGTCTGTATGCTTCCAATTTCCTTAGCAATATCTGGTGCGTACCTTGAAATTTGTTCGTAATAAAATTTGAACAAGGACTCATCCTGCGCTGATAAACTTCCATTTTTTTTAAATTTTTCATTGATTTCCCAAAATTTGTCCAGTGAATCCATCGCCGAATCAAAATTACTAAGCTCATCTTGTTTAAACTTTGGCCACTCAACATTCAGCTTCGAAATAGCTTTGTTAAGGTTATCAGCTATAGCGGTATACTTTGTGTCATTTCCCCCAAATATAAGCCCCCATGCTGCCTCAAATAATCCAAAAAACGTGTTGACAACTATATTTGCACTTGTTTTTAAGATTTCGCCCCAGTTGATGCCCTTAATGAAGTTGTTTATATCAACTCCAAGAGATCGCCAATTAAATGTTGCTGCAAACTCGTTAATTGCGGATAGTGCACCTTTAAATGCCTGACCTAGCGCTTTTCCTGCTTGGCTAAAATCAGTCTTAGCCAAAAAAGTATTTGCGGAATTTGCCAGTTCTGAGCCTATTCTTTTCCAATCAACCGTTACTGAGAAAGTCAGCAATGATGAAGTTGCTGTATTTATTCCATCGGATAGCATTGTGCCGATTGCTTGCCAATCTACCTTGTAAAATACGCTGTTGATTCCGTTTGAAAAATTTCTGGATATTGAATTAAAATCAATTCCTTCTATTCCTGTTGTTAGCGCAGATGTGATTCCGTTGATTCCAGTTGCAATAGTTTGTCCAGTTTTTGTGTAGTCTCTATCTGCAAAAATGCTATTGATTGTACTTGCAAGCGCATTACCTGCTTCCTGCCACCCTGTAGTGCCGCTAAAATTGATTTTAGACATATCTACTACAAATCCATCAAGGAAGCTCCACAAAGCCTTGTATTTGGCATTCAGAGTCTTTCCAAGACCATTCCAATCAATAGTAGCTATCGCACTTCTAAGTCCACCTGACATAAATTCACCAAGTGATGCCCAGTGAGTTGTGTCAATAAAGGTATTGATTGCACCTACAGCTGTGTTGACTGCTTCTCCAAGTGTTCTTCCGACGCTCTTATCAAGGCCTTCCGTCTCAAAGAAACCGTTTATGAACGTTCCTGTGACTTTGGCAATTTTGTTTGCCTGCTCCTTGATTGGCTCCCAGTCAATGGAATCAAGTGCATCACGGAGTTTCGTTCCAACTATTTTACCGATGTCGGTAAAATCGGCTTTCGCCCAAGCGTCCTTTACAAGGTCCGCAAAGTTCGATACTGCTCCTGGTATATCCTTTTTTGTAAAAAGTATAGGATCTTCCGTTCCTGAGCCGTTTCCAGAACCACTTCCACTTCCTGAACCGCTGTTAGCTGCGTTATCGAGATCTTCCGAAAATTTTTCGATTTCATCAAATCCCATTAACTCACGCTTTAGCTCATCGGTCTTGTCTTTTAACTTATCAGTTGCGTCACTTGCTGCATCGCCTGCAGATGCTGTGCCATTTAAACTGTCGCGATAGTCTTTGATGTTTTTTACAGCCACTGTATATGATGTTTGCCCTGTTATCGATGCTATGAAAGCACCTACAGCATTGATTCCTGCAACTGCATAATCAACAATTTGGTCAATAACTGGTGCAACAATATTCAGTATCGGTTCAAATGCCGCAGCCACACTATTTCCAACATATGACATGTCAGATGTCAGCAATGACAAGCTCTTATTTGCCCTATCGCTAAACATAACAAGGTTGTTGATTCCGTCCTTGATTCCTGATCGTAGCTTGTTAAACAGTACGTACAAAGACCGGATTCCAAAACCGTAGCGCAACACAGTTGTGATTCCATGCTTTAATTTCTTGTTAAAGTCTCCGAGACTGGCTGAGGACTGGCTGAACGGACTCTTTAACCCAGATAATGCGTTTTTGCTTGAACCAAAATTCAAAAACTCCCATGACAATTTTGCAAAGTTTTTTGTGAACGACAATATCTGCTTGTTTACTTTCGCTGCAAAAGATCCTATTTTGCCAATTGCACCTGCAACAGATATCGCTTTTCCCACAAATCCACCCATAATGCCTGCCAAATCACTTATATCTGATTTTAACTGGGATAGGCTAAGTGGCAATTTTTGCATGTTTCGGTTCAATCTGTTGATATACTCTGGCATGTCTCTAAATATTGGTGGTTCTTGCGCAGCAGCAGCCAAGGCATCTTTAAATGTCTCTTCTGTTCTGATTACTTTTGATACATCTTCATTGTATTGTCTTAATTGATTTGAAGCGTTGCTTGTTTCCCTCGCAGTTTGACTCATTGTATTTGACAAGCCGTTGCCACGAAGTTCTTCTGGAAAACTGCTTGGCGGATACTCTTGCCATTCACTTTTTGGCTGTCTAAGCGTTATACCTTTTTGAGCTGCAATAGTTGATAAATCATTCGCATAAGCTATCGCTTGCGACAAGTCATCAACCATCTGTGATACACCATCAGTATCAAGAGTTCTCAATGCTTCTTGCATATTTTCCTTTAAGTGCACTATCTCTTTTGAAATTCCCACAAATTCAGTTTGAAGTTCTTCAACACTCTTGGGAACGTAAAATCCACCTAAAAATTTTTGACTTTCTTCCCTTGCTTGCTGTATCAGTTTTTCATAATCTTCTAACCACGGCACGCTCTCTGGTGCAACAGCTTTATTTGCTGCATTTTGAATGATGGTCTTTTCTGTATCTGATAGTCCAGTATACTTTTTTCCGATTATTGTTTTTAAACTTTCTCTATTCAGCTTTGCAATTCCGGAAAAGTCAATATTTTTCAAAGAAGCCAGTTCGCCCAAGCCAAGTTCCTTAAGTCCTTTGAATGCTCCTGCCAGGCCTTTTCCATCTCCTACAGCACTCGTAACGGATTCGATAGTTGATCTTAAATTGATAAGGTCTTTCATTTCACTGTTCACAACATCGGTTACAGTCTGTTGTTCTTTTTCAAATGCCCTAGTCTTCTGCCCGATGGCGCTTGCGACTTCTTTTACGCTTCCTGCTTCACTATTTTCCGATAGCTTTTTGCCACCATAAACATCGTTTTCAGTTATTCCATACTTCTCGCTAAGGTTGGGAATGTCTTTTGCGGCAAACTTTGACAGCTCAGATTCAATCTCTTGTACTGGAATTAAGCCGTTTTTGATAACATCCTGTGATGTCATCACAGCTTCCTTGCGTATATCCCTTAAACGCTCCACTACATCCTTGAACAGATCTGTTGCGTTTTTTGTAGTATCAAATGTGGTATTTATTGATTTATTCATATCATCTATGAACGTTACAAAATCTGTACCACTATTTGTTGTGGAAAAATTCTTTCCAAGTACACTTCGCAGATTTGCAAATTCTCTATCTGTACTTAAATCATTCTTTACGCCAATCGGAATTTTTATGTTTTGGGCTTTTTTGATATAATTATCAAAGGCCTTTTCTACGCCGTCTAGCTGTCTGATCTCCTTAACGTTCTGTGCAATGGTATTTTTTACATTTTCCATCGCACTTTCCACGTTCTCCATGGCTCGTTTCCATGTGTCCTCGGAAAAGATTGAACCCTTCTTTTCGTTAAGTTGCAAGTTGTTAAGCTTAATAGATGCTTCTGCAAGTTCTCTTACAGATTTTTCAACCGCTGCAATTCCTGCCTTATTGGTTATTCCTGTCAACTTCGTCAGTCTTTGCGTTAACCCGTTTACAGACGTTGAATAATGATCAATTCCGCTTTTGTTGTCGCTCAATCCAGTTAGGGATTGTTTCAATGCTTCAATATCGGATATAGCCTCTTTGATATTTGTTTTAGCCTCAATCCGTATTGAATCAATATTTACCTCGCTCATTTTATCCCTCCTCCCTAGATTGGACTCTCTGGCAATCCTTGCTTTTCAAGCTGCCTGATTCTTTGTCTCATTTCGTACACTGCGATTTCTTCGTTAGATTCCACATTACCGTTTTCACTTTTCTTTGCCTCCTGTTGCAAGAAAGGCATATCTGGATATTCAAACGGTGGCGTATGCTTCCCTTTAAACCACTGACTATTGCCCAGCGTTGACAAAATAGACATTCTCACGTACTTTCCTAGCATGTGGTTTTGTATGTCGACTTGCTGTTGATGCAGCTTGTAAGCAAGCTCATATGGTTTTAACTCACACGGGCACATATTGCCTATTTGTTCAGTGGTGAAGCCATATTGTTGCGTAACGCACAGAAAATATGGAAGCAACTTTTCATCGTAATAATCAATTGGATCTATTACTCTGTTTTTTGCTCTTTCGCTTCTTTCTCCGCTTTCATCTGCAGAACTTCTTTCTTGAAAAAACCATTCTGCATCACCTCTTTTATCAGTTCTTCAAAAAGCTCCCTAATACTTGAATCTTCCTGATCGGTATACTCATCAATCAATTCGCATACCTTTGCTGTTGCCTCTTCCTTGCCTTTATTTGTGTTGTAATCGTATCCAAACTCGTCCTTATGTCTTTTTTGCAGCCCTACCAGTAAAAACTCCGGAAGCATATTAAGTATCATTTCAACCTCATCAACAAAATCATCACTGGACTGTTGAGCTTCATCATCACTGGACTGTTGAATTTCTTTAATCTTTTTTAAAATTCCGCTCTTTGTAGTTGCTTCGATTCCAAACTTAATTTCATAATTCATAAATTTCATAATTCATTCTCCTTTAAACAAAAAACGGGAAGCTCACGCTTCCCGAATATAGTTGTTACATTTCTTTCTTTGCCAGTGTAATTGATGTTGGATAACCATTCTCATCTTCTGTTACAGATACGGTATAACTATCCTCAATCCATCTTGGATTGGTTACTGTAGCAATTGTTACTGTTCCTGTAAGATGATCTTCTGTCGCTTCATCTGGTGCAAAAGACTCTGTTCCTATAAACGCTGCAATTCCTTCTGAGCCTTTTCCATCTGTTCCGTAGAGAATACAGATATCTAATTGCTTTCCCTCATTTTTAACAAGTTCGTCCTTATATTTTTTTTCAAAAGCACCTGGTACTTCCATTGACGCAGCTGCTCTTCTTCCCTGCTCCTGAGTCTCCATCAAGTCTTCCAAGGTTGATGTATCAACCATGTTAACACTGCCAATAGGTGATGGAATTGACTTTGCCCTAATCAAGAGCTTATATTCACCTGCCCAGTAATCGGCTGCGCTATCTTCCTTTGTTTTCTCTCTGTAAATAATCCTACTTTTTAAGCCTGTTGCCATTTTGTATTCCTCCTACTAAAAAAGCCCCATCTTGCCGATGGAGCTTAAAAAATATCATTCCAATCAAATGTTCTTTCAAAACGTGCTACATAACGATATATTGGTGATTGATTGTCTGCGTATGGTGACATCTTTACATCGAACATAAGCTTTTTTAGGCAGTCCATAATTTCTGCCATTATAGTTCTGCAGTCTAGCTGTGATGTGTTGCTATACACTTCAATTTGGAATCCTGCCACTATAGTGTTGATTCTTGTGCGTTCCAGATCAGAGTTTGCTTCGCTTCCACCCAACTCATGGACGTACACGCAGGGAAAATTGCGTTGTGAATCATTGCTTATGCTTGAGGTGGTGTACATTATTTGTGGATATCTTTTCTTTAGCTTGTTGTATGTCTTGCCTTTCACAAGGGATAATACCTTGCTCTCAAGGTCGATGACCCATTGATTCTGAGCCATTATCCGAACACCTCCCTTGCAATTCTTTCAATATCATGTCTCATTTGTGTTGAGGCATGATACATGAATGGTCTTGACGGCATACCTTCTGTAAAGTACCACTTACCATCTCCCCCCAGATAATACCAACCATATCTACCATCTGCCGTTTTTCTAATTGTTTTTCCTTGCGCATAAATAGCCGGGAGCTTGCCTGGATACGGAGTAGTAGCGCCTATGATTCCTGTTCCCATCTCTACATAGATAGCATGTTCTGAATCAGCTTCTACCGCAAAGATAACTCGCTCTGCGTTGCTCTCTATCTCGGTTGAGTGAATGCTATTTACAAGTTCACCAGTAAATACTGCATCCATCGTCAAGACTTCTTCTGTTGCTTTTTCAACTCCGTAATCAGTAAGCTTCTTCATGAAAAGCTCTACTCGCGTTTGGAACGTTTTCTGGTAACGTTCCAACATCCTTATGGCTTCATCTACTCCGCTCACCTTTATTTCCAAAGCCTTTGCCATTAGGTTTTTTCCTCGCTTTGCTGCAATACCTGCAGATAGTAAGACGTTTCATTCAGTGCTTCATTCATGATTCCACTAACTTGATAGTCAGCGGAATTTTCATCTGGTGATCCGTTTGGTTTCGTTTTGATTTCTGAGTGTAGCCAGATTCTTGCTCCAAACGGCAAGCTAAGTTTGTTTCCGCTAGAGTCTTTTGCATGTTTAGCTAAGATGAGCGTAGCATAATTGTTTGTACTATCACTGCCCCATGCTCGCATGATAGCGTTTTTTAGTTGCGATGTGATTGTTCCCCAAAACTTCACAGGATTGCTATAAAGCACTTCCATTTCACCGCTTTCTTTTGGGATTTTTTTACCTTCGTCATCGGTATAAAAATATACTTCCCCATCAGCTCCAACATAGCTCTCATACTGAATGTCACCGTTTTCATCTCTCAGATATCCAGGTGCTTTCCCGACTTGGTATGAATACCACATCTGTTGGCGATTTCTTCTACTTGTCCGCGCCATTTTTTAACTGCTTGTATACCTGATTGACGCCAGTGCTAGACAAACCTGATACAATGCCGACAGCAATTGCATTCAGAATATCCTGCGCTGGGAAGTCTGGTATAACATACATTCCTAAAACTCCCAAAACGCCGCCAAAAGTGCCCACAATGACCGGAATGTAATTATCCTTGACTGCTGGAATCGTCTTTGCTGCAAGCCCAATCAAATAGCAAATAACTACAATTGCAATCACGGTAGTCATGCTCGATATATCCATTTTATTTACCTCCTCCACTCTTGATGTGCAACTCTTTGATCTCTTCATACATCTTTTTAACCATGCCGTTTCCGCCTAAATCATGATAGGCTTCATACATTTCCTCGAAGTTCTGATAAGCATAGGATGGTATCTCTCCTAGCCGCATGTATTTCGTGTGATACTCGATCAGTTGCACACGCAATAACAGCATGGTTCCTCTCTCATTCGCGTTCTTGTCTTTCTTCTGTTGCTGCAGAAGCCAAACAATGTATCCTAAAGCAATCGGAAGGATGATTGTGTATGTTTGTAATAAAAACTCTTGCATCTTTATATCTCCTGCTTATATTTTTGCATATTGCCCACCGCCACTTTAATATGCACCCTGCCAATGTATTCACAAGCATTGCAAACACACTGGCGAACATCCTTCTTAGACTGTTGCTAACGGTATTATTCCAGCAAACAAAGTGTTTCTATCCACCATTGTTCGCTGAATGGAATCCTCACTGTGCTGACTCTCACCCTCAAAGCCAATCGAGTTATAATCGTACAAAGCCAAATTGCGAATCTGGCTATAGTACCTATCTAAATCTTGTGCAATCATTCCGTCCGTATATCCAAGTGGATATCTTCTTTTGTCTCTGACTTCTCTGATTGCACTTTTGATTTTTTGCTTGAGTAACGGTTCCGAAAAGCTGCCGCCTTCTTCATCATTTGAAAGTTCAACTTGCAAATCAAAAAAAAGCTCGTCTGCAAGGTTGTCTGTATAACTCATACTTTCTCACCTCCATCAAACAGCTTTTGGTTTCTTGCCTCTTCGCTTTGGTTCATCATCAACTTGCAACTCTGGAATTTCGATTTTCTCTTCCATCGGGACATCAATCTCTGGGGCATCGTTTTTCTCTTCCATTGGGACGTCTTCACCAGCTGCATAGTAGATTCCGTTAAGCTTGATCATGTGATCAAATTTCATTACTTGACGTCAATTACAAATGTGCTGTCGATGCCCTCATATGATGGAAGCACAATCTGTGATACGCTGGTTGTAGTCTTAATAGGTGGTCCCTGCTCAGTTTTTGTTGCAATTGCAATGCGGTTGTCAAGCATGGCAACATCCACATTTTTATTCGACATCAATGTACGCTCTTCTGGTGTCACACCATAATATGTTGATCCCAGTGTTCCTGCACCGATTATGGTTACTTTGTCATCCGGATAGAACTTTTGAGTCTTTCCCTTGTAGTCAATGTACATCTTGTCATAAATAATAGGTGTCAGGCCTGTCTTTCGCGTAAAGATCTCCTTAACGGTTGCTTCATCGGTAAAATCAACCGTCTTGCCAGAAGAAGTAATTAAAGCGTTCTTGATCTGCTCGTTTTCAACGAGATAGTCAAATGTAGTGCTGTTCATCATCGCATAGCGAGGAAGTACTCCGATTGACTTTAAATATTTAGTACCCTGCTGAACGTCTTTTAATGGCTTCGCTGTGTCAGGATGATCCCAAGTATCAGTGCCTTCGATTTTCAAATAATGCTTTTGCTTATATGTTCCATCGCTATCGTAATCGTAGCCATAAACCATATTGTCACTCTCTGGTTCCCCGGTTCCTATTGCAATAGATGGCTTTCCGTCCTTTGGCGCAAGTAGTGCCATTCGCATTACTTCGGCAGCGATTTCTGCACCGTCAATAAGCCTTGCAGCATCATTGTAAATTGATGATATAATGTCTCCAATGAATGGGCTATTAGCGTCTTCTATCTCCATGAGTCGCATTAAATCTTCCTCTCGTACAGTCATGCTCTCACGGAAAAAGATCATCTCTGTAGACTCCTGCTTGAATCCCTCACGGACTCTGATCATCGGAATTGCATCAAAATTGCTTGGCTTTAAGATGGCATTTAAGCCTTTGTGTGTCTTAATCCATTTTAACGACAAGCCCAGCTTCTTTCTGTTTGGGAAAAAAGCCTTTCCGACAAAGCCCATGGCATTACTCGGATCTTGTGTGCGTCTTGCGGCAACTGCCTGTGAATCATAAATATCTGTTATTAAAACTGCCATTGCTCCTCCTTTTTACTCAACCACGATCATAGGCAGGATCTTAGTTAAGTCTGCATCATAGGTGATTCCTGCATTCTGTTCTGCTCTTGACTTGTTAATGTATGCCTTTTTGAGAATCGTTCCTTGTGGTCGATGCTCATACACATCAAAAAGTAAGATTCCAGCTCCGCCTGTCCATGGTGTTGCTGCAACTACTGTTCCTGTTCCGCTAATTACGCTTCCTGCTTTTACAACCTTCTCTCCGGTATCACTATCAGTAGTGCTGACATCTGTAAAATCAATAGTCATTGGCACTCCTTCGAACACCTCTCTGTTTAAGATCTCTGCACCGGATGGACGTATCTCGGTTGTTGCATATCTCATGTCTCCTCTTGCCATTTCTTACTTCCTTTCTTTACATGTATTGCTTCAAAACACTCTCATCAACCTCTGTTGAATACGTCGGTAGTGACTTCATAAGTTCAACAGCCTTGCTCTCGTGGCTGTCTCCGTGGCCGGCATTGACTTCGCCGCGCTCTGCCAAAAACTCCTGCATCATCTTTGATTTGAGTGTTTTCATGTGCTGCCTCAAGATTTCGTTTTCCTTATCTCCATCTCCGTCAGCTCTTGCCTCGGCGTATTGCTGTGCTACTTCCTTGGACATTTCCAGAGTGTCCATGTATGTATTGGTAGATTTCATGATCGTCAGCTCACGCTGCATTGCCTTGAACTGCTTGTCTCTCTCGGCTTCTGCTTCTTTCTTTGCTTCCGCTTCCTTCTCTTGAGCTGTCATCTTTTCTCTGAGCTGCTTTGTTTTGGCTGCGTTCTCAGATGCAAGTGCATCAGCTTTGTTTGTGAGTTTCGCAATTTGTGCGTTTGCCTGTGCAAGCTGCACTCTTAATACATCAGCATCAGTTTCCGGTTCGTGATCATCACCTGATCCCTTTGGCTCTTCATGAGTTTCAACCTCCGGTGTCGGCTCTGCAAAAAGCTGCAGGTTTAATTTTCTCCTGGCGGCATTGCGTTCAAATGTTCTAAAAATCGGCTGAGTCTTCATAGATTCATTCCTTTCTGCGTTTGTGCGGTTCTCTCCGCTTTGATTTGTGCGATTATTAAGCTCTTCTCTGAGCTGTTTTGCTCCTTAAAGTCCGTCTCCGACTTGTTTGCCCTAATTTTGTGCAAACAAAAAGCCCTTCAAACCTTCGTTTAAAGAGCCTGTTCTTTGCATAAATTAAGAGTACGTCACCCAGCAGCGACAATTGATTACTTCCTCCGGGTTAGTAAAAGCAACTGCCATATCATGTGGATACCGCATAAGTGCTTTGCCTACTAAAAAGTAGTTGTTTATTGGTATAGTCGTTTGATCTTCCTTGTGGTGTGTTTCACGTTCTTTTCCGTCTATAATTGTGTTCCATGTTTTGTATGTTTTATTTCTGGTTGCCTCTTTGAAGTCTTTATGATTCAAAAAATCAAGGGCTGTATTTTCACTTATCAGGCGTATTCGATCTTCTGAGACATAATATTTTTCGTTGACATGATCCGCAGTTACCTGTGCTGTAGATAAACAAAAATCTGATATATAAACCTTTGTCTCGCTGTCAAGATCGATATATCGCGCAATCCATTTCAACAATTTTGCTTCAAATTGTTCTGCTGCTTTCTTGGCATCAACTCTACCTGTCTCTTTCATGATCAAGATGAGTAAAATTAAAAAACGCATATCATCTTCAATTTTATTTGAAAATTCAACGCGTTCTTGTTTTTGCTTTTTTGTGATTCCCATTTCACCAAAAAATCTATTGTATGGCATGGACCGTATCTTTTCGATTTCATCAAAACCAAATATCTGTGCCATATCATCACCTTATACTTTCCCAGTTATAGGGCTTGTTTCCAACTGATCTATTTGTCTGTCAGTTGGTTCACTGTCTTCCGTTGCTGTGGTTCCGCTTGATGCAGCAGCCCTTTGCACTGCTTCTATCATTTCCTTACTGTCGTTCCATGTAGCCTCAGTGTCTTCGAAGCCATCAATAAATTTGAGTGCATGTCTACCATGCACACCAGTCTTAATAAGGGTTGATAAAGCATTTGCTTTAACAGACATGTCATAGTTCTTTCTTCTTGAGAAGTGGAAATTGATGTCTCCAACATGTACTCTTTTGATTGGATCATCGTCTTTAAGCACATTTGATGGAGTTAATTGGAGTACTTTTATGATAAGCTTAAGCTCCTCTCTCTGTGCCTTGCTCACAATCTGCTCCTCACGCACAGCGTCAATCTCAGCTGCACTCCATCCACTAGACATATCCATTGCCGTTCCCGTTGAGCCACCGCCTTCTGAATCTTGTTGTGTAGGTACTTTACATTTTTGTAAAATTCTTCGCCAGCGTGTATCTATCGCTGTTAATGTTGCGTTTGTATCAAATGCATTAGATAGTGCCTTGATTTGCGGTGTCTTCCCATCTGGTGTTGTGCTAGTAAGCAACCATTGCCCAGACTTCACTTTTATAGGCTTCTTAGTTTTGGGGTCAACTGGGAAATCAATATCATTGCCCCACCATATCTCCTGAGTTTGCTGCGCTGTAAGGTTTGCAAAATCAGAGACTAGCGTGTTAAGTTCGATACAATCTGATATTTGCCTCTCGAAGCAGCCTGTTCTGTCAACAGATCTCTCGTATTCAACTATCGCTATTTTTTTGAGTGGATTTAATGATTTTTTAACAATTTTGCCTTTTGAGACTTCAAAGCGCATCTTAGGAGTAAAGCACGTAAAATATTGTTCACCATTGTCCGTTCTGTATGTTACTCCCATTAGCTTCTTTTGTTTGGCATCATTGCTATATACACAAAAAGCATATCTTGGGTCTAACGTATATATATCCACAAGAGCTTCGTCATCTTCTTCAAAATCGGTTTTAACGTCAACAAGTCGATATCCTACACCTACTTTTTCAACAAAATTGCCAAGCTCCTGATTCTTGTAACCTATGTCGCAAGCATTTGTAAGCATTTCGTTAAGTGCAGATATTCCTTCGTCGTCTAAGCCTGCTGGTGTTTTGTGTGCGTCTTTATCGGATCGCTGTATCAGCATTGCTGGTGTCCCCCAGAAATACGCCATTTTAAAATCAGTGATGTAGTTTGCGGCATTATCAGTTACTTTAATATTGATCTCAGGGCGAACAATTTTGGGTCTATCCAGTGGTTGATCGCCGGCTTCAAAATCTATAAGATATTGCATCTCTAACCGATTAAATTTATGTTTCTCATATGCTTTTGACAATTCTTTGATTATGTTGTCGGCAGTGATTTCTTTTGCGTCCGTATATATCTTCTGACGTCCCTTTAGCATCCACATCCTGTTCGCCCTCCTTTCTTAATAGAATCTTTTGCCGCTGCTACTTTTGGCTTGTATCTTTTTTATAGGCTTAACTGACTGCACAATACCGTCCTGTGTAAGAATACAAGTCATTTGCTCACATTTCCTACATTGCACTTCGAAAGCGTTTGTCGCTTTCTTGTCATAGTGGAAAATAATCCTTCCACAATTGGGGCATGTAATTATCTGGCTACTCATAGCGTTTCAGCCGACGGCAGCATCGAGTCTTGCAATTTGTATACTTCGTCCTGGAAAGACTCGTAATCGGAATTGCATTCCTTCCGGTTCTGCTTGTATAACTCATGGTTGTTTATCCAGTTGCTAAACTGTACCTCTTTAGGATTGTTTGAATTGATTTTTGCCTGAAACGCAAAAATCACTTGATCATTTACTGTGCTGTCTCCTGACAGTGATATACTCTTGCTTCTAATCGTTAACATAGTTATCTCCTTTTTGAGTAATAAAAAAGCGCCATACATATGTAAGGCGCAATTAACTTTATTTCGTACTTTTCTATTGTTGAGAGTATCATAGTAATAGCATGTATTCAAGATGATATCTTGTGTCATTTAGTGATATTAAATGATAGGTTTTAGTGTCATAGGTAACCACGAAATTCCAATTAAAATGTCATAGTTAATATTGAATTGTTTTTTATCTGTCTACCAATGCTTTCCTTGATTGATAGCTTGATTACTCTCTTGATTACTCTCTTGATTACTCTCTTGATTACGGGAACTTTGAAAGCCGCATAAATACTAGCTTTTTGATATGCATAGGTAACCAAGAAATTCCGCATTAGTAACCAAGAAATTCCGCATTAGTAACCAAGAAATTCCGCATTAGTAACCAAGAAATTCCATAAAACATAAAAAAGGTAACAATTTTATATTTACAATGGTAACTTATGGTGCTATAATAAACATAAAAGTAGAGAAAGAGAGGTTTTACACATGGCTAGAAAAAAGATTGGGCCAATAACCAGTTTAGGAAATGGAGACAAACTTACTGTTCAAAAAAGTTTACCACTGTTTTCCTTGTGGCGTTCCGAGCTATCGCTTGCAGAGTTTAAGATACTTGACACTTATTTATCACGAATAGACAGTCACAAGCCAGACAGGAGAACGGTTGTTTTCGAGAAAGGCGAACTTGAAAAAATTTTAGGAGTAAAAAAAATCAACAACCAAGACCTCAAGGCAAGATTAAAGCATCTTATGGGAAATGTAATAGAAGTGCAAGATGATAGTGAAAAACAAGGTTTTAGATTGGTGACGTTATTTGAAGAAGCAACGGCAGAGCAAGATGATTACGGTCTGTGGCAAGTAAAGCTAGAGTGTTCTCAAAAAGCAATGAAGTATTTTTTTAATATTGAAAACCTCGGATATCTTCGGTATAAGCTGCGCTGCATAACATTACTCACAAGCCGTTACACTTATATCATGTTTACGTATCTTGAGCAAAACCGTTTTCGAAAAAATTGGGAAGTGCAGCTTGATGAATTAAGGCAAATACTTGATTGTGATAAAGAGGAACTGTATAAAGAATACAAGTTCTTTAATCAAAAGATATTGAAACGTGTTCAGAAAGAAATGGATGAAAAAACTGAATGTCGGTATACATATGAACCCATTAAGAAAGGGCGAACGGTAGTTGGTATAAGATTTGAAGTCGAAACATTACCTATATTGGAAGTGCAAGTTCCAGAAGCGCCAGCGCCGAAGGAAGATGCATTAGATCGTCCACTCTGGGAAAGTGCATTGAATGAATGGGAACTATCACAGGCACAGCTAGAAGAGATACAGACGCTACTCGTAACAGTACCAGTTCATAAGCTGCCAAGTTGCCAA